ACCTATCAGACAACTGAGACTTCAAAAACCGATTTTATATTGAGATCCAAAACCAGACCCTACCCCAATACCTCCGGTCCCCAGTCCACTCCCCAAAAACCGAGAACCCCTCCCCCCGTACCCTTATTCTACTCTCTTATACCAAACCCAATGACGATCGTCGCCCTTTCCTAACACCCGGCATCTCCATCTGTGCCGGACACACCAGTCTTCCATCTCACCAAATGGTTCGACAATGACCGGCGTCAATCCATCTTGTTGCACTCGTGCAAGAAGACGGGTAAAAGCTCCCGTGTGGGGATGTCGTGCGTCTAAAATCACAAATCGCACTCGATCACCATCACGGGAGATAATAGTTCCTGGCAGCCAATCATCACCGGCATAGTCGTCGGTGACGATCGTATACCCTCGCTTCAACTCGCCTTGTATTAAAATCTGGCTCCATCGCTGCATGAAGACTTTCAGTCCTTAAACCCTTCCCACTCCCAAGCCCAGTCCTGGATGGCACGGGTAAGGAATTCTGGACTTAGCCCTGAGTCCTTACCCGCTTCTACCCCATTCTTAAGCTTCTCAGCTATCCCAGCACCCATCGTTATAGCTTCTCGGTAAGGTAGCGCCACAATCAATTCCGCAATTCGTTGGTTGCGGGTACGGGTTGCTGTCTCTGGTTCCCTGTAGGTGTTCATCGGGACCTCGGCCATCCTTTGTTCAACCATCTTCTCTACCACTTGCCGGACCTGCTGCGGAGCGTACCCTCTAATCTCTTCCAACGGGTCCGTCTCAGGGTCTTCGATGCTTTCCAGTAAGCGGCCCATGAATTGCCGCGATCCAGGCTTTAGGTTTCCGTTAGTCATTATGTATTCCTTTTGTGATTGTAACAATCTGTGTAGTCCGTAATTGCTTCTTTTTCCTTGTACCCCCCTTGTCATTGGCATACTAGCTGTGGTATGAGTCAAACGACTCACGGCGGACGAAGTGCTAGAGCCACGTTCGCAGTCTTATCCTCCGGTGTTCCTCCGGTAGTGCTGCTGCATTGATTAGATAATGCCTTGGCAAAGAATCCAGAATCAGAAATCCTTGGGCCTGAATCCCTTGAACCTGCATACAATGCCCCTGGATTATCCCCACAGGATTTCCTGGTCGCTGTGTACAGTGACAAGCGGCTTCCGATGGCCTCACGCATCGACGCCGCGTCAAAGGTTTCCGTATACATGCATCCCCGGCTAGCACAGGTCACGCAAGATATCACAGCGGGTATCACCATTCGCATCGAGGGTGGTCTTCCTGCATTGCCGGGAACGGACATTATCATGCCTGATAACGAGAAAAGCCCTCTACCGGCTAAGGGCAATGGTAAGGATTCTACCTGATCTTGTGGACTCCTCTCGTGTTTGGGTGCAGGTCTAACACACGCGGCTCATCGTCATCTACTATGTTTATGATGATGTTAAACCCTTCGTCCTCTTCCGGTGCTCTGCGGGCGTTCAACCACTGGTCCCCCAACCATGCGAAGGGCATGAGCGCGGCTATCACGGCTATAGCGGCCCAAGATCCGATCATCACAACCAGCAATCCAATCCAATAAACAAAGAGGATGGCAAATCGGATAACGGCAAATGCTAGGATTGCAACTAATATGATGGTAATCACTCTTCGCTCCTATTAAGGGTCTTGCCATCCTTATCCAACACGAACCGTATCGGCTTATCCACTCTCTTGCTGAGCCGATACCCAAAGTACAAAACAGCGAAAGCCACCGCAGTCAAAGCAAGCGTTTGCTCTGTATAGTTATAGAGCAAGAGAAAATACAATGAGACAGGATTTGGTCTCATAGCTCCTTCTCTCGCTTAACTTGATTGTCCACCCAAGCTAGAGCCATGTCATAACTTTCGGTCTTGGCGACTACTTCACCTACGGAATTGAGAATCCAATAGCCACGATGCGTTGGGCTAAAGTCAATTACATAAGTGTGGTAGACGTCTAGGAAATCGGGGTCAGATTTCTCCATGTGTCACCTGCGACGGTCGGTTGGGACCAATTGGTCGGTGGATGTGCGCCAGTTCGCGGCGATATCCGTACCGGCAGACACGCCAGCCCAAGTCTGCCCCGGTTCGACCACGGTGTCAATGTACTCGGCCATTGCCCGGTTACTGTACGACCAGATGAAATAATAGTTGCCCTTCTTGATGGCGTACAGGGTCTGGTTAGGTTGAACGTTAGTCCCGCGCACATGACGTTTGGCTTTTGAGCGGTATTCGATAATCATGGGTATAACCTTTTGTTTGAGTTGAGAATTAACCTTGTAAAGCATTATAACAGGTGGCGGTTTGGAATGCAAGGCTGAAGCAATAGGAGCCTAGTATGGCAAAGAGATCGAACACCACGGAACAAGAAGAGGAACAAGTTGTGGCAGACGAACCAGTAGTCATCGAATCTTCGGTAGAGTCCCATCCCTCAACAGACTTTGTCCAGACCCCTGTTCTACTTCCCCTATATTCCAATCTCATGGACAGAGGCTATCAGCTCACCCGTGCTGGTCATTTCTATCAGAAAAAAGTACAAGAGATGATGAGGTCTCTTGGTAAAAAGAGATACTGATGAATATCCACGTTTCCGAACCTAAGACTATTCATCTGCCTCGGTTTCATGATGGACAAGTGGAAGCATTCAATGTTCCTGCCCGGTTCAAGGCTCTGCGATGCGGACGACGGTGGGGCAAGACTCAGTTTCTGAAAACGATAGCGTGCGATTTTGCGGCCAAAGGTGCTCAAGTCGGTTGGTTTGTTCCAAACTATCGTTATGCATCTGAAGCCTACTCTGAGACTGAATTTACACTGGAACCGGCAGTCAAGTCTAGTTCCAAAAATCTTGGTATCATTCATACAACGACTGGTGGCCGGATTGAACTATGGACGTTGGAAGATGAAAAGGCAGGTCGGTCTCGTCGATATCACCTAGCTATCATTGATGAGGCCGCGTTCACTAAAAGAAATACGATTGATATTTGGACCAAAGCCATACGGCCGACATTGTTGGATTTTCGTGGTGCTGCGATCATTGCTTCAAATACCAACGGTATCAACGAGGATAATTTTTTCTGGCGAATTTGTAACTTACCGGAATATGGATTTGTTGAATATCACGCTCCTTCTCATAGCAATCCATTCCTCCCTGCGGATGAGTTAGAACGTCTCGAGCATGATAATCACCCGCTCGTGTACGCGCAGGAGTATATGGCGGAGTTTGTTGATTGGTCTGGTGAAGCATTTTTCTCATTAAATAATTTGCTGACCGAAGGTAAGCCAGAGCCATTTCCATCTCGTTGTTTATATGTCTTTGCGACCTTGGATACTGCTGTAAAAACAGGAAAAGAAAACGATGGCACAGGCGTCATCTATTGGGCCTATGAGCAATTGGGGGATGAGAAATGGCTTAAAATCATTGACTATGAATACTTACAAATTGAAGGTTCCGTGCTCGAGCTCTGGTTGCCCGTTGTTTATCGAAATTTGGACGAGTATGCCACTGCCTGTGGAGCTCGTTTGGGTAGCAAGGGATGTCTTATCGAAGATAAAGCATCAGGATCTATACTTATCCAACAAGCTCGAAGACGAAATTTACCCGTTGGTGAACTACCCCAGAAACTGACGCAGTTAGGGAAATCAGAACGTGCGATCAACGTCAGTGGGTACGTGTTTCGTGGTCAGGTTAGAATTCTTGAAACTGCCTACAACCGCATCATAACTTACAAGCAAGTCTCAAAGAATCATTTGCTTGGACAGGTTCTAGGTTTCCGTGTTGGTGATGTCGAAGATCGGCCAGACGACCTGCTAGACTGTTTCACATACGGAGTTGCTATCTCACTCGGTAACTTTGAAGGGTACTAACTCATCATTGGAGTAAAGCCCATGATGACAGGTGACAGAGTCAAGTTAAATGGCGTCACGGCCAAGACGATGAGTAAATTGAGCCGAGGTTCACACAAGGTTGATTGGTGTAAACGTCGTGGCACCATAGCCGAAGTCAGAAAAAATGGGACTTGTGGCATTCGTTGGGATGGTCGAAGTTCACTAGATTACTACGCGCCTCGGGCATTGGTAAAAGGTGATAAATGAAGCTCCTCCCTAAACTAGCGCGGTTAAAGAGCCGCGCGCTTCTTTGGAGGATACCATGGCTAGAAAGATAGTAAAGATCAAAGCAGCTAAGAAAGTAAGGGCCAAGAAGACTCTTATCATACCTTGGGAATATCTTCTTGTAGAAGTAGTAGCATCAGATATTCAAACACTCCAAGACAAATGTAATGAAGTAGGAATGGAAGGTTGGAATCTTCTTTTTTCTACTCCTGTTACTGGTCCGCCTGAAGCTGAAAGAATGTGGTTTACGCGACCTAAGGAAACCTGATCATGGCTATAACCACACTCAGTTATGATTATGAGTCTTTTGGCGGCGATCCACCGGCTGGATGTTGCTATCAGACCACTAGTCAGCCTAATCTGGTTTTGTTCAGTTACACTGATAATCAGGCTGTTCCTGTTGATCAGACAACATTTTTACAGTCAGTGGTTGTCGATGACCAAATAACCGTGAATGGTGTTACTTGGATTATTACTGCTGTTCAACAAAGCACTGATTCTGTTACATTTACTGTTGATCCAGCCGTGGATGCTCCACCGCTTGGAGCAAGTGATTTTAGTTTTAGTCAAGCTGGTCAGGCTCCAAACATTACGTCAGTTACAGTAACTGATGTTGATGAAGGTACTACGATTGCGACGAATGGCTTATTGTTCAGTGTTCAGTTTGTAACTGCCCAGTCTGGTGATTATCATGACACTTTCTCATTGGTTGATGATTCCGCCGGGGAAGTTCCTTTGTTTAGTATGCATCCCGCCGTGCAGTATATCTCCCCCGGTGCGATTTATCCCATTAGTGGTCATCCTTTTGGGAATCTAACGGTAAAAAGTATTCCTCAGGGTAGTTCATTCACCATTGAGTACAGTCCACAAGGAGTTTGATCATGGCAGATAAACCAGAAACACAGGCCGATGCGCCGGAACAATTTGTTCATGGAGCTAAACCTATTACTGGAGCTCTGGTAGGGACCGTACTTGATACCAATGGAACTATTAATCAGATCCTTTATACAGGACCTCCTACATCGTATGAAATACCACAGTTTGATCCAGGTTCTGGATTGCCGACGAAGGGTTATTTCACATTAATCGATACAGGCTTTACGCCACCTGTAGTTCTCTTCAGTACCAATGGTCATAATAATGGTGCCCATTCACCTCATGCCACGCATAAAATGGCTGGATACCTGATACCGTTTATAAGTCTCGTACTCCAGTCATGCCCCGCTGGAGCAACTTATTCAGTCACAACGCAGTGAGGCTATCTGATTATGGCTATATTTTCTATTATCATAGAAGACGCCATATTGAAAGCTCCTGGTATTGTAATATATGACAACCGGCGCGTTGAATCTATTGATGCTGATGATTTGAATGATGCTTGGATGCAAGCCAGACGCAAGTATAATATTCAAAGGGCCGAACCCAACACTCAAATCGTAGATATTAAGCCAGGAACAGTCGTTCTCCAAGAGGAACCTCAGACAGAACCAACCCTCCCACTTCAGAGTGAAGAAAATGGCTGATAAAACTCCAGCACCATTAGTTGTGACTCCATATACAGTGAATGCTGCTAGTGTTGGGACAGCTCTGGTAGCTGTCGCTGGAACTATCAGTGCTTTTACTCTAACTCAACCCACAGCTACAGCCACGGATGATTTAACTCCATTGACTCTAGTTGATGCTGCCGCAGCTCCTACCCCCACTTCACTTCCTCCCCGTGTTTTATATTCAGCAAGTTTGAGGGCATTGGCTTGTGAAAATGAGCCAAGACCAGGAGTTGCTCTTACTCCCGGCATGACTGCTCCGACTTGGCCGAAGAGTCTTAGCTCAATTCCTATTCCATTTTCAAATGGATGTTTCGTTAAGAGTTGTCCAGCTAACGTGACATTTACGGTCTCAATTTAATGGCATCAATCGCTTCACCTGGAATTGGTACAGCCCCCGGCAATGCTCTTCAAGAGCTGTTGGTGGCACCTGATATTGTACCTGGAGATGTTATATCATATGAAACTTGTAAAGAAATCTATCTTTATCATCCATTAGGCGCACGTATTGCTGAGGGGCCGGTGAGTTTAGCACTCTCGCAAAAACGTGAGGTCAAAATTCCCAATAGTCCAGCAGAACATTGTGCTGACGCTTTTCAAGATGAATGGAGAAATATAGGGGCTGACTATCTCGTTCACAACCTTATGACTGTTAGTCGTATCTATGGTATAGGATCCATAGCACTTTTGGTTGATGGAGTAACGAGCAATGAACCTATTGATTACTGGGATCTCCCTGAGCTTAATTTTAGTTTCAACATCTTGGATCCTCTTAATACTGCTGGTAGCCTTGTTTTGAACCAGAATCCTAATGCCATGGACTTTATGAAATATCGGCAAATCGCCGTGAGTGGTACTCTTTATCATGCCTCTCGTACTGTCACGGTGACTAATGAAAAGCCTATTTATCTGGGGTACACTACTTCTGCTTTTGGTTTTGTTGGTCGGAGTTCTTATCAGCGTGCGTTCTATCCCCTCAAATCTTATATTAAATCATTAATCGCAGATGATCTTGTGGAAACCAAAGTCGGCGTTTTGGTAGCGAAGATTAAACAACCCGGCAATTTCGTCGATAATATCATGTCATGGGCGGCGGCTTACAAACGTTCTATCGTTAAGGAAGCAGAAACTGGCAATGTAATCAATGTTACACCGGACGAAGGCGTTGAATCTCTGAATATGCAAAACTTGGAGGGTCCGCATGTCCTCGCACGACGTAATATACTTGAAAACATCGCAAATGCGACCGACATGCCAGTCAAACTTCTCACTCAGGAAAGTTTCGCCGAGGGATTCGGCGAAGGTTCTGAAGATGCCAAAGCGGTCGCCAGATATATTGACCGAATGCGTGAAACTATGGATCCTATATATCGATTTTTGGACCGAATTGTTATGCACCGGGCTTGGACCCCAGAATACTTCAAGATGATACAGAAGAAGTATCCAGCAAAATACGGAAAGATGGCATATAAAGAAGCATTTTATGAGTGGGTAAATAGTTATCAAGCAGTTTGGCCTCCATATTTGCGTGAACCTGATTCTGATCAAGTAAAAGTTGATGATACTAAGATGAAAGCTGCGATTTCTATTTACCAAATCTTGGAGTTTAGTTTTGATCCAGAAAATAAGGCTCGGTTAATTCAATGGATGGCTGACGCAATTACGAATAACAAGCTCTTGTACTCTAGTCCATTAGATTTGGACTATAAGGCGCTGCTGAGACAACTTAAAAAAGATGATAAGCTTGCTCATGAGCAAAAAGAAGCGGGTATTGATCCCTCAAAAGATGCAGCACCTGATATTCCAAAAGTTAAGATGTCTCGTGCTGATGATGTACAGGATACACAGGTTGTAAAACTCTTGGAGCATATCCGTGGCGCTGCCAAGTGAGGTCGTTAAGTCTTTAAGCTTTTTGCGAAGACAGTACAAGGTCTCGGAACGTGATCTGACGGCTTTGGCTAAGAAATTAACGATTAAAGAAGAGCCAGAGGAAAGCTGGGAAGAGATCACAGTTAGGTACCTTCGAAATCGACAGGGAAGATTCACCCGGCAAGGTCGTAGATGACTAGTCGTGTATTAATTGATAATGCTTTGCGGGCGCGTGTAGTGAATCATCTTTGGGTGAATAAGACTGCTTATGTTGATCCTAGTGGTTCTACTTCTACTCTTTCTGCTAAAAGAATTAGATTTAATTATTCTTGGAAGCCAGATAAAGCTGAAGCCCATAGAATCAAACGGTTGAGTAAAGGCTATGCCTCTTACTAAAAAAGGTCATAAGATCTTAAGCCAGATGAGGAGGCAATATGGATATGAAGAGGGTAATCGTGTCTTCAATGCAGCTAAGAATGCAGGTAAAATCGCGGGTGTAGATGGCACCAAATCTGATGATGATCCAAAATGGAATGTTCATTTGGATACACATCCAAATAAAGACTGGAAGAGGCTAGATGATAATCAGCATATGGGATTTTCTAGTGGTCAGGCTACTAAGATTGAGGAATTAGTTGCAGATTGTGATGCATTGATCGCGCGCCTTGATGCATTTGAGAATTGGAATCACCAGAAACAACCAGAAAAGGTAAAGCCAAGGACTAAAGATTATATGCAGCCATCAAACCCGCATCCCAAGGAAGTTAAAGAATGATCCTTGCTGCTGGCATTTTGTTTCGTTCACCTGCGGGTAAGGTTCTATTTTGTAGGAGGACTGATGGTGAAGGATGGGCGTTTCCCGGTGGAGTAAAGAAAGATCATGAAACGATTGAGCAGTGTGCCATACGTGAATGTATGGAAGAAACTGGTTATCGTGCCGGTCATCATGGAAACTTCCTCTGTAGAAGGGTCAACGGTAATGTGGACTTCACCACCTTTTTATATGAGTGTGATGATGAATTCATTCCTAAGTTTAATCATGAGCACGATTCCTTTGTATGGGTAGATCCAAATTACGCGGGCAGCTTGAATATGCATCCTGGCTGCTTAATTGCTCTGCGTAAAATGAAGGGTATGACCGAATTGGAGTTGGCTGAGGCTATTCGGGATGAGGAATTAACATCTCCACAGTTTGTAGAAAATATATGTCTAGTGGATATGCGAATTAGTGGTACAGGATTTAGTTATAGGCCGAAACTCAATGAATGGGTCTACAGACGTGACACCGTATATCTTACTCCTGAGTTTCTGCAACGTTGCAATGGCCTCCCAATTATTATGGATCATCCTGATTCACAGATTCTTAACTCTGACGAATTTGCAAAACGAGTTGTTGGTACGATGTCTCTTCCCTACATTAAGGGAGATGATGTCTGGGGAGTGGCACGAATCTATGATAAAGATGCTGTGGAAATGATAGTAAATAACCAGATGTCTACTTCTCCAAGTGTTATTTTTAGGGACACTGGTGTCAATTATACTATAGAGCTTGAAGATGGTGGGACATTATTGGTTGAGGGCAAACCAAGCTTCGTGGATCATTTAGCAATTTGTGAAAAAGGCGTGTGGGATAAGGGTGGAGATGCAAGTGGTATTCGGATAGACTCTGAGGCTGCTGGTCAACCTTTGGAACAGGTAGTAACTGCAAAGAAGGATGCAAGTGAGCCGCCGGCTCCATCTTTACCACTTCCAGCAGCGGAATCTGGATCACCTACTCCTAACATGCAAGGTATTCCACCCGATTTGTTTGAATTTGCTGATGGACTTAGTAAGCTTGCTGATCGAATAGATAAGTTTGTATCGAGAAGAGACTTAATGGTTCGTTGAAGTCGGTCGTGCGGTGTCGTACGATTTATGAAGTAGCTGCTAACATTAGGAGGTTATCATGGCAGCAGGTAGCGCAAGCGTCGACACTCTACTCGCCGACGCAATTTCTAAAATGGATGGACTTTCAAAGAGAATGGATGCTCTTGAAACAGGAGAAGGGAGTAAGAACCCTATTAAGGGTGATGCTGTCAAGAAATCTGATGATGACGATGATAAGAAGAATGATGCAGTCAAAAAGGCTGATGATGACGACGATAAGAAAGATGACGCCACCAAACCTAAGACTCACATCTGTGATGATGATGATGACAAAAAGGATGATGCAGCAACAGTGAAGTTTGGTGATGATGGTGAGCTCGAGATTAAACACGAGCCTGGAGAAAAGAAAGGCGACAAAAAGAAGAAGTCAGATTCTGTAAAGGCAGATTCGAAGAAAGCAGATGCCAAGAAGGCTGATGCCAAAAAGGCTGATGCCAAAAAGGCTGATGATGATGACGACGACGATGACAAAAAGGATGATGACACCAAAGATGATGATGACGATGATGATAAGAAGGATGATGCTGTTAAGGCTGATTCCGTCTCTGATTTGCGTCGTCAAATGGCTGAACAATCGGCAACCATCAGGCGTCTTGAGTCCTTGATGAAACCCAAAAGTGATGATGAACATGCTGCTTTTGCGGATGCTCAAGCTCGAGCTGATACGGTCTTCAATGGTTTTGGGCAACGAGCGCCTCGGCCTCTTGAGGGCGAAGCTCTTGTTGACTATCGCAAGAGGCTCGCTACGAAGTTGAAGAGCTATTCACCGGCCTGGAAGAATGTTAAGTTCTCCGTGCTTCCGGAAGAGGCTTTCAGTATTGCGGAAACTCAAGTATATTCAGACGCAACCGCAGCAGCTTCTAGTCCGACGGATCTTGGGGCTGGTGAACTTAGAATGGTTACGAAGGTCGACCCAACAACCGGCGTTCGGACCAATGTCTTCTACGGAAAGGAGTCGTTTGTCAAAGCAATGGGTCGTCCGGGACGAAGGGTTGCCTCCTTCCGTACCTTGGCTTCTCAGTAAACCTGACCAGCATAAGGAAGGATAACTCACATGGCAGCGAATATAGCCTTCAACCCTTACATTCAGACCTCTGCGGCCGGGATGTTCAACATTGAGTCCGACGGGTTTATTGTCGGAACAGCTATGCCTGATCCAGCAGCACGGTTCGCGCTGTCTGGCGGCTGGCTTGCACAAGCGGAGACCCTGCCGATGTTCGGTGGTGTTGCGATTAATGAGAGTGTTCCACTTGAACGAACCACTGCCCCGGCAACTCCGACTCGTCCGGATATTTCCTTGGGCGGTATCATTGCTCGTGCGACTACTCTAGCGGCTGGGGCCGGAAGTGTTACCGGGTTCAGTGTCTTCGATCAGAACTATGCGGCAGTGAATACACCACAATCACCAGTTCCTGTTGTTGGAAGCGGTGGTATGGTGAATTTCTATCGTCTTGGTTCTGGTGCTCGTGTTGCATTGGCAATCGATCCGGCGTTGGTGACTTTGGAGGGTGGTTTGATTACCCAACAAGTCTCCTGGGATTTCTCTCTCCAAAGGATTATTGCCTTTGCAACCAATGCTCTCGCCGTCAAGATCTTACAGATCAAGTCGTCGGGATGTATGCTTCCGGTTTATACTTCTGGAACCGGCTTTACTACCTGGAACTATAATGGAGCAGCCGCTCTTTGTCTTTTGTAACCGCTTAACCTGAAGGCCGGGGCCAACTCTGGCCTAACCCATAGGAGTGAACGATGGCCAATATCTCCCCGGCATTCGTTCAGGTACATCCATCTTATATGATGCCTGACACATTGATGCCGTATTCTCAAGCATCTGGTGCTTTTGAGTTGCTCGCTTCTGGTGCGCCGCTCATTAGACTATCAGATGGTGATCTATATGCTTACATCAAGCGTGTAGATCTTCGTACTCGGATGGCTGCTGGTCAGTCGGCTTATAACCAACTGCCCGGTGTCAATTTTGCACTGTCGCAAATCAGTGCTCCGACGTACCTGTTGCGTGTTCGTGCTGAATATGATCATCACGATACCGCAGCTATGGCTCGGTGGGGTCTTTCTATTGTGGATGCTCACCGGCTTGGTATGCGTCAGGCAACATTCCAGCTTATTCGGAATGGTCTGTTGTTTGGGTTCAATCCCGCCAATGGTGAGGGATTGGTCAATGCTTCAGGCGCGACGGCTATCACCCTCCCGGCTGATAGTGCCGGGAACACGACCGTTGTGACTTACGACAATGGTCAAATGGCATTTTTCATTATTTCTCAGATCAGTGCCATAAAAACCAGAACAAATCAGCTTGGCATTGGGCGCAAGTTTGTTGTCGTGGGTCCGCAGAGGACCCTTGGTGCAATGGAATACCAGAACATTGTTCAGCTCACCAGCTATCAGCGTGTTGGGGCTGGTTCGACCAGCACGGCGGGCGTGGTGAAAGATGTTTTGGAAATGAACGATGATGATATCGTCTGGGCCTATGATGATACGCTTATTGGCAAAGGCGCTGGAGGTAATGATGCAATCCTTGTTGTTATGCCGGAAGTTGAGCAGCCCAAGGGAGGCGCAATTAATACCAACGAGTTTGCAAAACTGACTCCTTCTCTGTCGGCCTGTACTCTTCAACTTGCTGACATGGCAGCACCGAAAGAAATTCCAGTACCTCTTGCTGGTGGTGCGATTGACGTGCTTGCAGAACAACGTGTTACTTCTGGATGGGCAGTTCGTCCTGAAGCAGTTACAATTGTGACGATGCAGTATCAGTAATCTGTACCTTCCATCGTGCGGAACTACGAGTCCGATAAGATGTAGGTACAGCTCTGCGTCAGCACGAAGAAACGTGCTTCAAACTGTAGGGACGACTGTAAGCGTCCGGCGCAGACAGTTTTAAATAGGGAGAACAACCATGCCTGAATTATTTATCGGAAACGTATCGAAGCAAATTCAACAGTTTTCGTATCGTTCACCAGAACGACCGGGTGTTATTGTTCAGACTATCCCGATCGGTGGGCAAATTCGTATTTCACCAAATGGTTCTCATACTGATTTGAGTACCCCTGAAATTGATGCGATTATTAGTCAGCATCGCACCTATGGGCTGGTAGAAATAGATGAAATCGATAGTAAACAGAGTCCATTTAATGGAGTTTGTTATTCTATTGGTAAGCCGATGTCTGTAGAAAAGTTGCGTCGGGCAATGCTGAAAAAGGATGAGGCGTTGAAAGCCTTTGGGTCAAAGCTTAGGCAAGAAGCTGCTCTTGCTGTTAATTCTCAGATCGAAGAACAGATTGGTGCTCCGTTACGCGAATTGGAAATGAGTTTTCAGGAAGTAGAACCTAAAGGTGGGTACTCAGAAGAAATGGATCACATTGCTGAAGGTGTTCGTGTCACCAGATCCCAGCAAGAAGGTGTTACTTCCCTCGATACAGGACGTCGTAGCCGCCGATGAATGATATTGTTCTGGTAGAGCCAAGAACGCTACCTCCGGTTGGATTACCAGCGGGAGATCCTACTTTTGTGGGATTCCAGTGGTTTGTTGCTAATATCATGGGTATTCCTACTGCTTCTATACCTCCTGCCTCTTGGCTTCAAGTTGCTTATGATGAAGCTATTAATCTAACATATTGGGCGTTAGATACTGTTCCTAGTCAACCAACTACTCCTTCTATTTATGCCTTTGCAGTCTATAATCTAGGATGTGCAATGTTGTTGGAGTTTGCTCAGGATGATCCTACGGCACAACCACCAAGCACATTCTGGTCTGATTTACGAACAAAATTAGGAATGAATTCATTTTCACCTGGATTGATAACCAGTGCATCAGATCAAGGTACTGCTGAAAGCATGTACATACCTGAACAAATAAAGGGTATGACTATGATGGATTTGCAGTTGGCGAAGTCACCATGGGGCCGGAAGTATCTAATGATTGCTGGTCAGTGGGGCTCAATCTGGGGTATTACATTTTGAAATTACATCTTGGTTTCGAGGATCATGCATACGATGTTCGATACGAGGAGTTATCTCCATTAGCTCGTTCGACCAAAAGCAACCGTCCAAAGGTAATGAGTCGTGCTCAGCAAGCATATGGACAGGGTAAAACGACACGTGAAGTTGCTGCTGAATTAGAAACCAAGTATAAAATTGTAGAAACGTTTTGGGAATTAGAAGAAGATAACTTTATTGAAGTGCTGGAGGATGCATTTGCTGAGGATCTTGAAGAAGTTATGCAAATGTCAACAACTGTTAAGGGACCTGTACTGACGAAAGAAACAGAAAAAATCGAGGCTAAATTCAGGCGAAATCTCTCTAACCGAAGATATGATGGTATAATTCCTGGGTTCCCAACAACAGCCGCACAAAAAGGTGTTTCACATCTTCGAAAACATCCCTATGCAAAAAGCAATCCCTCCAGGCCAAGCGCCATTGATACAGGGATGTATATGCGAAGCTTTAGAGCATGGGTGGAGGAAACAGATGAATAGGAGGATATCATGATTGATATCGCAATAAATCTCCTTTGGATTCTCATAGGTGTCATCGTCATTTGTGCGGTAATCTATTTTGTGTTTTATGTTCTTCGATCTGTTATGCAAATTCCAATTCCGCAGCGAATTGAACAAGCAGTGTGGTTGATCGTACTTATCCTTGTTATCATCGCATTGTTGTCGTTGCTCGCTGGGGGTGGCGGCAATTTGCACTTTCCAAGACTCTCGGTCCACTGACATTGAGGTAATGCCGCCGATCCCGCCGGGACCACCAAATATCTGCAAGGGATGTTAGCTATGAGGTTCGGTCCATTGGATAATGCAAAACGCTCGACGTGGGTCTTGGTTGGTGTCGTCGTAATAGTTGTCGTTATAGTTATCATTTTAATATCACGGTGATCTATGGCTAGTTGGGTTCTACCATACCCTGCTCAGTTACCGCAGGATTACTATGCAAAGGGATTGCCTCCAGCATCTGTTCCTGTTCCTCCTGTTGTTGTGACTTCTCCTGCTCCTATTCCTGTTCCTCCTGCTACAGTGAGCAGTGGTGGTGTTTATTATGGACCTACTCCACCAGATGATCCACAGTATGGCTGGCTTTGGACTATGGGACAAGGTCGTCTTTTCGTGTATATGGAACCCGGTGTTTGGACTCAGGTATCTACGAACTGGTAATATCTGATGAACGCTCCATTTCGTCGCAATACTGTTACTCCTCTTGCTGCTTGGACCGACTTTACCCCAGTCGGTCCATGGGCGGATGGGACTACTGTTGTTCGTAATCTTGATGGTATCGGATTTACGTATTCTGCTTCTTTAAATGCTTTGATTGTTATTCCGAATGAATCTTTTAGTATAAAGGATGCGAATAATTTTATTGTTCAAAATCTACCAGCACCGACTAATGGAGGTGACGCAGCAAACAAGACCTATGTAGATGGTCATGCCGGTGGTGGTGGACTTGCCGATGCACCATCCGACAGTACTCTCTATGGTCGTATGAATGCTACTTGGACACATGCTGTTCCACTAGCTGGTGGAACAATGACAGGGTTACTTACTCTTTCTGCTGATCCTACAGCACCGCTTGGAGCGGTGACTAAACAATATTCTGATCTAAAAGCACCTTTAGCTTCTCCAACTTTCACTGGTGTTCCAGCGGCTCCAACTCCTGCCACTGTTGATAATAGTACAAAGATTTCAACAACTGCTTTTGTAAAGGCTCAAGGTTATCTAGTCACTAATGCAACAATTACTCTTTCTGGTGATATCAGTGGTTCTGGTACTACAGCTATTTCTGCAATACTCGCAACGGTCAATAGCAATGTAGGAACATATCAAGGAATTACAGTCAATGGCAAGGGGCTCGTCACAGGCGCTGTGAATATGAGCTATGCGCCATTGGCTTCGCCTACCTTTACAGGTGTCCCAGCCGCTCCTACTCCAGCCACTGCTGACAATAGCACGACTTTAGCAACGACTGCTTTTGTTAAAGCTCAAGGTTATTTAATTACTAACCAAACGATCACATTATCTGGTGATATTTCAGGCACAGGCACAGGCGCAATCACTACAACATTACCGACTGTCAACAGCAATGTAGGAACATTTCAAGGTATCACGGTTAATGGTAAAGGTCTAGTTACTGGTGCAGTGAATATGAGTTATGCACTGGCGTCTTCAGTTCCGTCTCCATCAGGCACAACTCCTATTATGGATGGAACTGCTGCTGCTGGTGTCGCAGTCGCTTATTCTAGAGGAGATCACGTACACCCTACAGATACAACGCGAGCACCTCTAGCTTCTCCGACATTTACAGGAACTCCAGCCGCTCCAACCCCAGCGACTGCTGATAATAGCACAACAATTCCAACAACTGCTTTTGTAAAGGCTCAAGGTTATCTTATCGGAAACCAAACTGTCACGTTGTCTGGAGATGTTACCGGTTCTGGCGCGACTGCGATTACGACTGCAATTGCTGCGAATGCTGTCACTAATGCTAAGATGGCAACGGCTCCTGCTTTTACTTTGAAGGGTAATGCGACTGGAAGTGTTGCCGCTCCTCAAGATTTTACAATTGCTGGTTTGACAGCTAAGGCGACTCCAGTAGCTGCTGATAGTCTTTTACTATCCGATAGTGCAGCATCTGGTGCTCTAAAACAAATTCTTTGGTCTTCATTGCCGAGTGGTGGAGGTGGTATTACTGATGCACCTTCTGACAGTACATATTATGGTCGTTTCAATGGAACATGGGCAAATGTTCTCCCACTTACTGGTTCAGCGGTGCGTTATGATATTACACAGTCACTAACAGCGTCGCAATTAGTCCAAGCACGACAGAATATCTACGCTGCACCATTCGATGCACTTGCCTATAATGGAATACAGATTAATGGCTCGATGGAGGTCAGCCAGCAGTGGGGAACGACCGCTACAACCGGTGGGTATACTATCGATGGATGGGTGGGGGCCGTTAGCGGAACGATGGTCCTATCGTGCGCGCAAGTGGCAGATGCTCCTTCGGGTTACAGTAATTCGTTCAAGATTTCTGTCACGACTGCGGAGGCGTCGCTGGGGGCGAATGACTATGCGGCTATTTTCCAGATCATGGAAGGTTTTCGGACTTCACGCCTTGCTTTCGGGAAAGCGACGGCGCAGCCGATCTCGATTGGGTTCTGGACAAAAATCCACCGCACCGGTATGTATTCAGGATCAATCCGTAATTCTCCATCCAACCGTTCCTACCCGTTCTCGTTCACCCAAAATGTTGCTGACACTTGGGAATACAAGACGATTACGATCCCCGGTGATGTTACCGGAACGTGGACTGGTAATACGAATGCGGCGAGTTTTATCCTGACTCTTAGCATGGCCTGCGGAACCACATATCAAGCTACAGCCGGGGCATGGACAGGAGTGGGCCAGTCTTTCGCAGTTACAGGCACCACCAACGGCGTCGCCGCGACGACCGACACTTTCCAGATCACTGGTGTGGTTGTTCTCCCAGGCATCGAGCTTCCATTGGCCGCCCGCGCGCCGTTTATCATGCGGCCATTCGATGAAGAATTGCGGATATGTCAGCGTTATTATGAAGTCAGTGTGAGTGGTGTCTCGCAGTTTCCTGCTGCTGGGACGGGCACGATGATTTATTCTTGGCATGAAACGAAGAGAATTAATCCCACTGCTGCCTTCATAACTGGTCCTAGTTACTCAAATGCGAATAGTGCTGTTATCAATTCTGCTAATGTGGATATGTATGTTCTACAATTTACAACCACCGCTATCGGAGGCTATATATTTGGAATGGTAGTTTCCGGAGATGCGAGACTCTAGAGAGAACAATGCCTTCTGCATCAGAAACATTAAATTCTAAACCTCCACTCGGTGCAGCACTTGCAGAAGGTGTTCGTGTACTATCTGCAGATCAAGAATTAGCATTCTCTTTATATCGGCGGTATGTGTTTCCTTTAGATGGTATGAATTATTGGATTAGGATTCCATCGAGTTCTGGATCTGTTACTACTCCCGGTATTCAGACAACTCCGGGACTAATTTCACAAACAGATGATGGTGGTGCGGCTATTCAGGTATCACCGGGTGGAATAGGTGCAGAAGATGTTGTTGGAGGTACGATAACGAATCCATTGTCTGCTACTGATCAAGGGCTTACGACTGCTGAATCCTTATTTGTAGATTTTACTGGTCCAGCTTATGATGAAGTAACAGCGACAACCAGTGAATTGAAACCTGGAGCTAGCATAAATATCCCGGCTAATTGTACGACTGGAGCATGGGTCTGTTCTCCATCAGATAACCATCAATTTTCTGTTGTTTTACAGCAATCAGTAACGTCTGTTACTATGCCTACAGATGTTCAGGTTAAAGGTTCATTTCATTATAGCTCACAAATTAATCAGGATGAGGATGCTGTTTTTGATTCTAACAGTGTAGTTTTTACGTCATTATCGGAAATTCAGCCGTTTAACCAAATTGGTCCTGATTATCTGTATATCTGTCACTATGACGATTTAACGTTTGCATTTGCTTCACGTGGTCGTTTATACGAGCAAGCAGACTTATATCATTATCAAGGTAGTGCTCTTAGGAGTAGACACGCTACTCAAATTATTGAGGATGCTAGCCAATTTAATCCAACGCTTATCGTTTCTAACTCACTTCCTATCTGGCTTAACATGCCGAATTATGTTCCACCTTATCCAGGATTTACTTGTCCTCTTCCTTTGTACCCTTCCTATTTGGTTGATGATAATTTACCACCTCCTTTCGGTGCTATTCATATAGAAGATACGGAATGTATAGAAATGGGATCTGCTTATGGGCCGCGTCTACAACAATCTCAATTGTCTAGGGAAAAGGTTAAAGTTCATTTGTATGGCGCAGATAACTTGATGGCGAGTAATTTTGTATCTTTTGTAGAACAATATTCATTAGATTGGATGAAACTTGGTTTGTCAGATTCACCAGCAATTAAGGATATCAAGTTAACACATCCAGAGTTTAAGATTTTAGCTCAGCGCAAGCTTGTAGAATTTAATATCAATTACCGGCAAAATGTTGTTCGTGATGAAGCCAGACAGTTTATCCTACATGCCAAGGTTCAGTTTTATAGTCCTCATTGGCTAACAGATCCACAAATGGGAGAAGCTTATGCCACAGAATAATGTTCTACCAGATTGGCGTGCCACTTATCCGAATGATGCTCCAGCGCAGAAACCGGGTGGTGTGACCGTTTCGACAACTGCCACTGCTCCTCGTGTTCCAAACAAGTTCACCTATAATGCTGGAACTATTCAGATGGTGAGTGCAGAAGGAGTTCTTCAATTTCTAACTCCTGAAGGGGAATCTGTGGTAGAAGAACCACAGGCTGCAACTGAGACTGTGGAAGAAGAGACTGTGGAAGAACCTGTGGAAGAGGAATCGGTGGAAGAAGAGGAAGAAGCTCCTACTCCCACGAAGGGTAAGCCTCGTCGTCGCTAATCAATTCACATTCGTAAAGGGACGTAGCCATGGCAATCCAAACTCAATTTAGTACGGATCCCAATGCGATTGTTACGGTTCACGTTTCAATCATTGAGGCTCCAACTCCTAACACTTATCAGCGCACAGGTGCGCTGGTTTCATGTGGTGCGACGAATTTACTACCGGCGAATAATACTGCACTTTTGACTCAATTTGAGGATCTTATACCTCTGCTTAATCCTCCAATTGCCATTACGACAACGACTTGGGCGGCGGGTATCGCAACGTGTGTAGCATCAGCCCCACTTCCTGGACCACCAGTAGTCGGTGATACATTCACGTATGTTCTTTCTGGGTTCACTCCTGCTGGCTATAATGGAAGATATGTGTGTACGGCGACAGCACCGAACACGTTTACATTCCCATTGGCAGTTAGTCCGGGAGCAGTAACGATTGAAGGAACTGCTGTTCAAGCAACTGTCATTGAACTTCAGCAAATGGCCACGACCTATTTTGGGCAGGGTAATGAAATTGGTGTCTGGGTTCTGGAACTTGGATATCAGTCATCTTTCCCAAATCGTGTAACGGCTCTTCAAAATTGGTTGAACAACAATCCATTAACAATTTATAATTTCTTATTGCCGCGTGAATGGGGTACGGCAACGAATATCGTTTTGGCTGAAAACTTGCTGAAGCAATATCAAGCTCCAGAAAAAATGGAATATTTCTGGATAACCGTTCAACAAGCCGCAATGTCAATTCTGGGGTCAACATATAAAGATGTAATCCAACTGATTGAAGCCCCTTCGCTTACTGACCCGACTCTATCGAACCTGAATGCCACCAATGGTGAATTTACGCTGGCTTCGATGCTCTACAATGCGTTGCAATATCGTGCATCGAATACCAATCGTATCTGCCCCATGGCATTCAAGTATCTATATGGAGTCACCCAATATCCACAAAAGGGGAACGGCCCACTTCTTGTAAGCTTTAAGACAGCGAATACGAATTATGTCACAACTGGTGCTGAAGGTGGTATTGCCTTTACGATGGTCTATGAGGGCGTAACACTAGATGGTCATGATTTCTTTAACTGGTGGTATACGATTGATTGGGTCCAGATTGAAGTTAATCTGAATTTGTCGAATGCTATCATCAACGGTTCCAACAATCCGTTAGCACCACTCTATTATAACCAGGACGGGATCAACTACCTTGAAGTGGTGCTGATGGGTACGATGCAGGATGCTCAGACTTTTGGAATGGTGCTAGGAAAGATTGAGATGACCCAATTAGATGGTCCTGATCTCACTGCGGCCATCTACAGTGGGCAATTCGCTGCTAAGTGTGATGTAAATGCAGTTCCATTCCTCAATTATACCTTATCAAATCCTGGTGATTATAAGATTGGTGAATATGATGGACTTTCCACTCTATTCATCCCAGCACGAGGCTTTATTCATATTCTTGTGAATATAGTCGTTAGTGATCTAGTTTCAATCTAAGGAGTGACCCATGGCCTTTCAGTTCACACCTCCTGGAGTTCTGAATAGGCTCCGGGCATCTGTCACCTATAGTGATCATCCTGAACTTAACGTCACATCCAGCTTTCTCACAACAGAGGGAATTCGGCTGGCATTGGAAGGAAATGCAACAGACTTACTCCCGGCTATGGTGAGTCTGGTCAGTAGTCCTGCTCCATATCTTGCGGCATCAATAACAATGTCGATTGTGCGTAGTTCTGCACTGGCACAACTCTATAAGCTTCAGATTGAAGATACGACTCTTATGGGTCTTGTCACAATATGGCCTGATACAGATGTGCTGACACCATTTGTACTGAATAATGTAGCACTGGAAAGTGTCCGGGAAATGGCGATGGCGGGAATGGAAGCCGCCATGGTTGTGACGGCTCGTGGTTACTATAACGTGAACACAACGTTCTTTGGTACGTAAAGCAAAATGTTGCGGTTCACGATATAGTGTGGTATAATATTCATCTTACTCATCTACAACAAATGGGAGATATAAATGCCGTTCGTAAAAGGCTATCTCGAGATTATTGGTGACGCACCGGGTTATCCGGCACATCCTATCGCTCCTGGTGGTCCGCCTCCGCAAGTTTGGCCGGGACCTGGATATCCAGCGCATCCGATTGCACCGGGCGGTCCGCCTCCACAGGTTTGGCCGGGACCGGGTCAGCCAACGCATCCGATCGTTATCCCACCGGATGCAATTGCACCGGGAGTACCGACGCATCCGATCTATATTCCGGTGTATCCAGGTCACCCAATTGTGATTCCACCGGGTAGCCTCGGAGGTGGCAAGCCTGAACATCCTATCTATCTGCCGCCGCCTGAGGTCTGGCCGGGACCGGGTCTACCGACGCATCCGATTGCTCCTGGTGGTGGACCAGCGCATCCGATTGTTATCCCACCGGACTCGGTTGCTCCGGGCGTACCATCTCATCCGATTGTGATTCCACCTCCACCGCTCGGCATCTGGGGTGGCGCTCCGGTTCCTGTCCCTACGCCGCCAATCTTCCTGCCACCTGATACTCCAGATGAGGAAAGGAAGAAGCTGATTACTTGGCACATTGGTTGGAGTGAACCCACTGGATGGGTCGTTGTCGGTACACCCAATGTTCCGGCACCGGCACCGTCTGCTGCGAAGCCTGCTGCGAAGACTTAAGAAATCAGGGTCTGCTACCTAATGGTAGCAGACCCTTCTTACTAGGAAATCGGAGAAAAGTAATGGCGGAAGTAAAGCTAAACAGAAAACTCAATCTGGTAATGGATGTTGAAACTGGTGAGGGTATTATTCATGTCCATTCAGTGCCGATTAGCAGGGAGGTATTCGAAGATAACTTTCTTGTCATATCGAGAACATTCACGGCGGTTTACACGAATGGCCTTGGACCAGTGACCGGGCCGCGAGTAGCGGCCCTTCTTCTAAAGCAAGAAGCTGAAGCATTGGGTGTATGGCCACGCACTCAACAATCCTTGATGGCTGAAATCTATCGGCTAACGAATGTGATTGCTCCTGGTCCTACTGGTTGGGAATCTATGCCGTTTGATGTTGCCAAGAAGCGTGGCATTCTTGATGACGATGCAGCCGCAGAAGTGGAGAACTGTATCGTATATTTTACATGCGCCTCGTCGATCCACCTAAAAGCGGAGCTAACGGTGGCGACGGAGGGCTTGAGCACACTCTGGGGCGCGCAAACCATCTCATCGAATGCTATGGAATATACTCGTTCTTTGCCGATCTTGACGCAGGAAGAGACTACTGGCGAGAGTCTGAAAACGGCGACGAATCCATAGTTCAATCTTGTTTGTCGTGGTTGGTGGACGAAGGATTCAAAGCATTCTTCGATCAATTTGAAATGTCGTGGCCGCATAACTCCCGGTTAGAGTGGCAGCAGCGATATATGATTGCTATGTGGAAAGCTTGAATGGCTACAATTCCTATAACAGTCCCGCAAGACTTCTTCAAGAACATGAACCAATTCATGGCGAATGTTCAGAAGATGCAGCAACTTACGGATAAATTTCTTCGACAGGCGCAACAGTTGTCATCGGCGCAAAGTCTTATTCTATCACATAAGGCTATGACCAGTCGAATGAGTCAATTACTTCAAGTGTTGCGAAAAATTTCCGCATCACTTCAGAGAACCCTTGATATGATCGTGAATGCACTAGGACCAACAGCTAGGATATTCATGCGAAGTTTGGCTTTAGCTGGAGAGGTTCTTGGCCCTATTATAGCTATTTCTATTGGGATAGGAGGTATGGCTATTTCTGCCGCAATGTTTGGAATGAAGTGGTTCTGGGATAAGATGGTTTCTCTTGGTGATTCTATGCTCCAAGATTTTCTGCTTGCTTCTGGATCTCTTTCTTCGATTGGTGGATTACGAGCATTCCGTGCTGCTTTTGGTGGATTGCCAGGAGATCTTGGTTTGCCGGGAATGGTACAAGCACGTGGATATCAAGCTTCTCCGCAATTTGCTGCTTTGAAATTATTGGGGATCAAAGCTCAAGCAGATACTATAGACATGATGTTACAGACAACTCTGGCGGCAGCGGCGTTTATGAAACGTCAGCCAAAAGGGCTTACACTAGGAATGGCTGAAGCAACTGGTTTAACTTCAATCTTTAGTCCAGAACGTTTAATGGCATTAAGAGAAATGGATGAGAAAGAACTACAAGCCTATAAAGAAGTATATGAACGATATAAACCGTTGATGCAAATAACTGATAAGGTACGCAAAAGCTGGATGAATTTTTCGTTTCAAATAAAGGCGGCAGGAGCACAGATCGTAGCAATAATTGTAGAAAAGTTGGCTGATCCTAATGCTCCATTTACTCAAGCTGTAACTCATTTAAGTGAGAGTATCGTGAAGTTTTTTAGAGTTTTTATGGAGACCCCGCTCACAAAAAAGTTAATAGAAAGACTTGGATACTATATTGATGAATTTGCAAAATGGATGAAAAAGCCAGAAACTACTCAAACAATAGAAAAATTGATAGAAGATATAGGTGATATAGTAAAGTCTACAATAGAGGCGATAAGTTATCTCAAACAGATAGTAGAGATGTTTCGTGGGGTTACACCAGAACATCTTCATGGTAGAAGAGCTCTTGCACAACAATTAGGAATGGAACATCCTGGAAGAGCTCGTGCTGAGTTTGTTGCTAGACATCCAGGTATGGCTAGATTTACACATAGGATTGGAATAGAACGACCTGCTGGTGCTCCTCCTGCTGCTGTTCCCAGTGCAGCGCCCATTTCGCGATATCCTGGTAGAGAAAGATTTCATGAGAAGATTGGAATAGCCCGTCCTCCAACGGCTCCTAGGATTTCTCCTAGAACTGGGAAAAGTGAAATTAGCAGTGGTCGACGTGGATACAGGGGTGACTATGGCGACATTAAACCTTCAACTGGAACATTAAGAGAAGGACAGGTTAATTCATCTGATTTATATAATTCGTACAAGGAGAAATTTAAAAATTCTTCTCTCAATGGTTATGTTCCAAAAGATGGTGCCCGGTGGGGTATCACAAAAGGTACACCAGAAGAATGGGCTCGGTTGGCTACAGCAACTTCGAAACAAGAATCTGGCTTAAACTCTAATGCCGGAGGTGGTGGTCTTAATCAATTTCAATCAAATGATCTTCGTAATTATGGTGTAAGTGGAAGTGTGAATGACCCCAATGTACAGGTTGATGCACTGGTAAATCAATGGTCTAAACATATTCGTCAAGATGGTGTAGTTTCACAACCGGCACCTGGGAATGATGGACGAGGAAATAATTGGCTTGGTGCTGGTCGTTACTTCGGGTCAATGCGTGATCAAGGATGGCATGGGAAAAAACAAGCTGATGTTGATAAACATCTAGGTGAGAATGGATGGGCTGACAAAGCTCAGAGACAGGCAGAAGGAAAAGCACCACCTCCTAGAGTTCCAGTTGGTGGTGATGCTGGTGGGGTTTCAAGAACTTATGAACGACGTAAAGGTGAGCCGGGTGAATTTAACTATGCCGCGACTGGTGCTCTCGGTGCTCCGGGTCAAAATTTAACGACAGTTACATTTAAGGATGGACAGACAGCAACAGTCAATAAAAATGTAGCAGAACGATATACTGGATTTGTAAATGAAATGATAGATAAAGGATACCCGGTTGATTTAAAGGGTGGTGGTGGATACGCAGATCGTGGAAAGCGCGGTGGTGGTGGTCTTTCGATGCATTCATATGGTGCAGCATTAGATATCAATGTGTCGAAGAATGCATATAAAGGCAGCACAACTGATCTACCAAGTGATGTTGAAGAAACTGCTTGGAAACATGGATTATCTTGGGGTGGTCGTTTTGGTGACCCTATGCATTTTGAGCCTATGAGTCCTGAAGCTTGGGAGCATAAACGTAAGATATTAGAAGGACAGGGAAAAGACCAAACAACAGCGACAACTACACCTTCACCATCAGTTCAAACGCAATGGCCAGATCCAAAAATAACAAGATTGCCAGAGCGTACAAATCCTGTTGATCACGTGAAGATTGATAATCGCTCTGATCATGATATCAGTGAGACTAAGACGCATTCTGACAATGATTCAGGTAAAACAGAAAATGCGGATCAGTTAGAACCAGCAGATCAATGAGATATTACAACATCAAAATTGACGGAGCACCGTCTGTATTCCCGGCTAGGTATGATGGAGGTGCGCAATGGGGAACTACATTGAATGGTGTGCATGATCCAAATGCACAACAAATTGATTTTCAATTAATAGCATGGGATTCAGGAGCACCTACTGAAAATAGTGTTCTTACCGTTTATGGTGTTAGTTGGGATCAAATTAAAGCATGTAATCAATTAGTCGGTAAGCCGATTGCAGTTAATGGAGGAATGTCAAGTCCTGGACTGCCTCTTGCTGAATTTCAGTCTCATAGACCTAAAAATTTGATATATGGTACAATTCTTAAGTGTTGGGGAAACTGGATTGGGAATGAAACTTCTATTGGATTTGCCTTCTTACCTTCTGGAGCAGTCTCCGCTGGGAGTGATATCGGTGGAGGTGGTGGTGGAGGGGGAGGAAATGGTGGGGGAGATGGTGGTGCTGCTAGTCCCGGAGGACAGAGCTTTAGTGTAAATCGCTCTGGATTACGCTCAATAGATCGTAGGTCATTTTCCGTAGGTCGCCCTTCAGTTGATAATCGTGCTTTTTCTCCATTAGGTGTGGATCCATCAACCCTTGCACAACAGATAGGAGGGAAAATTATTTCTGATTTTGATATTGGTCCTGCAACATCACAAATTGGAGGTGTCATTAATTCATTTTTTGGTGGTGGTAACGTTTCTCCATTGTCTAAACCTTTGAATTTAATCCATAATATGATGCCAAATATACCTTTGTCGAGCGCAATGCAAGAAACATTATCGAAAGCATTTCCTCATGCTGATCTCAATATAGCTATTTCTTCAGCGTTGAAATTAGGATATCAAGATGCAGGTATGTATCAATCTGTTGAACAATATATTGGATATATCAATAAGCTTAGTCAATCTATTTTTGGAACTAAATCATATCCTGGTGTTCATTTAAGTACAATAGATAATAAACTAGACGTATGGGATGGATCCTCATCTATTGGTAGCGGTGATATTAATTATTTAGAGTTAATTGGGCAACCGACTTGGATAGAAGTAAATGTGGTGAATATTAAAGTTGTATTGCGAGGTGGATTTAGGGTTGGCATGGATCTTACATTACCTCAAACTGTGGTTAATTTCAGTGGACCAGATGCATTTTCCGCAGCTCCTGACCAAAGATCACACATTTCACTTCCAGGTGTTTATAAGATTCGAAAAATCCTTCATGTTGGTGATTTCCGAAATCCAGATGGGGCAAATTGGAGCACTAATATAGAAGCATGGGGTAATGCTTCAGTAACCGGTGCTCAGGATTCTGAGCCACAACCACCACAGACTGAAACTGTGATTACAGTACGTCCACCTCCAGGCGGATTCCCAGGTCATTAAATGGCGAAGCAACCAAACTTAACGATTAATGTAAATTCGCAACAGTTTAAACAGTTTGCGACGCAGTTCAATGCGTTTTCTGGGCAGATCAAGAATATGAATGCTCAGTTTAGTCAGATTAATGCTTCTCTTAATAGATCAAACATACTAATTCGATCAGCTACAGCTTCAATGACTCCATTCTTATATGCCGCTAGGTCGGTTCATTCAGTAGTTTCAGGGATTACGAAGAAGTTGTTAAGTTGGGGAACGATTGTTGGTGGTGTTACTGCTCTATTAGGGATGGGAGGTGGTCTGTTTGGTATTGAGCGACTCGCTGCTTCTATCATGGCAAAAAGGAGAATGACACTAGGTTTAGGTCAGGATTATGGTCGGACCCAAGCAAGTATGATCTTTCGTCAAGGTATGACGGATTCACCCGGCAATGTAATGAAAAATATCCGGATGGGTATGGCCGGGTCTTCTGATCAGATGACTGCTCTGATGGGCTTGGGAATCAATCCATTTGATCCTTCGACGCAAAAATTGAGTCCAGATGAACTTATGGATAAGATTGAAAAAAGAATTCCTGATATTCTGAATAGAGCTGGGAAGGGTAGAGAATTAATGATGGCTCAATCATATAAACTTGAGTCATTAGGTTATAGTCCAATGGACCTGTTGCGGAGGGCAACTCCAGAAGGACAAAAAGAAATTGAGGAAGAACGACAATTGAAAGAGAAATATGCGCCTTTAATGGTAATATCAAAGGCAGCACAAAAAGCATGGACTGAATTAGAATTACAGTTTCAAGCGGCTAAATCGCAGCTAGAATCAGTATTTGGTGAAAAGCTTGCTGACCTTGCTGAACCATTAAAGCATTTGAGTGAGGGATTCACACAACTGGTTCGTACGTTAATGCAATCTCCGGCAGTTCAAGCAGTGATAAAGCAATTAGCAGAGTGGATAGATACTCTTGCCAAAAAGATGAAAGAGCTAACTGAAGATGATATTCAAAAGTTTATAACTAAGATAGAAACATTGCTTCCTACAATGGAGCAATTTAAGACTGCTATGAAAGACTTTGTGGAAGTTCTGCAAGCTGCTGTTTCTGTATTACGTTTTATTAAAGACTTAGTTCCAGGTGGGGGAACTATGGCGGGCGCTGCTCAGGCTACTGGAGCCGGAGCGGTGCATGGCTGGTTGGGTAAGCATCTTACCCCCTACGGAAAAGAACTTCTTGGCTTTGATTCTGGTATAAAAGGAAGTCCAACATCTGCTTCAGCAGCAACGGCTGGAGGAAATGTATTTAATGCTTTTGGTGGAAGAGGAGGAGGCTTTAGCGGTAGTAGTCCAGGATTAGCTTCTGGATTTGGTTGGCAACATACACTTTTTAATCAAGGTCTTGCTCCAGAGAGTGGGACTCTACCATCATCAATAGCTGGTCCTTGGTCTAGTGCTGCTTCTAAAATGGCTCCTCCAAAAACTAGTGGTGGTGATGGATCAATATTTGGTCCTGTTCCTGATGCAGCTAAAGGAGGAAAAGCCGTAGGACCATTATCTATGGATAACTGGCAAATGAATAGAACAGCGAGTCTTGTTGTACGTAATGTTCCAGGAGCCAATATCTTTATGACCGCAGCGGGGATGACAGGATAATGCCTCCTCCTAATACAGCAATTCAATTATCATACCAAGTGTGTCCGATCATTCTATCTGGTGGGGCAGCGGCTCAGATTCCTGGTGGCATGTTACCGATATTGAGTTTATTTTCTGGAGTGGGTGCTAATTCAATAGGGCTTCCATTTGATATTGGTGACCTAGATGATGCTTTTGGTGCATTCAACGTTTTACCGGGAGGTATGCTAATAAATCAGCAGATTGCGAAATATCCATTTGCTAATCAGTCAGTGGCGGCAAATGCGACTATTCGAGAACCATTGACCTTGTCTGTTATTATGGATGCTCCCATGCGAGGACCTTCTGCATGGGCTTATAAACAAATGATAATGACAGCATTAAAGGCGACACTTGATAATCATAATAATCAAGGGGGAACCTATGTTGTCATCACTCCAGCTTATATGTATACAGATTTAATTATGACTTCTTTAACTGATAACTCTCGTGGGAATAATTCACTACCACAGAATGCATGGCGCTTTGATTTTGAAAAACCGTTGGTTTCTTTAGCTGATCTCCAAGGTGCTCAAAATCAACTAATGTCTAAAATCTCAAATCAAGTACCAACTGGTGTAAATCAGTCAGGTATCCAAGTCGGAACGCCAGTTGCACAGCCACAGCTTCAGTTAGATCCAAGTGTAGGATTAGGGGCTAGTCTCTCAACTGGTTCTCCAACCGTGATGAATACAGCACAATCTTTTCTTAATTATCCAGCACTTCAAAGTGGGGCTTCTTTCCCATTCAGTGGTATTTCATGACTACGGTTATTCCATTCCTGCCATCTAATTTAGTGGCTCCTAAATTTATTGTGACGTTAGATGGGATTGATTATCAGACTGTAGTTACTTGGAACGTTGCTGCACAGAGATATTATGTCAATATTTATGGGTCAGATGGTACGTGGATTGTAACAGTACCTCTTATTCAAACACCTCCAGCTCGTGGAATTGAAGCTGTTAGCTATGATAATTTACGAAGAGTTGTAACCGTGACGATGGTAGATCCATCACAATGGCCGATTCCATTGTCTTCAGCCGGACTTTCGATACCTCCCGGCACAATCGTTGACTATACTCTAGACAATTTTGATCCACCTGTATTTAATGCGACATGGAGATCACTGCATGTAAATGATACTACGTTTTCGTTTCCATTAGCTACTGATCCTGGTGAAGTGCTTATTGTTGGTTCTGTTTCTCGATTAATGAATATGGTCGGAGGACTTTTTAATTCTACATTTGTCTATCGCAACGGAGCCTTTGAGGTAACACCATAATGGGACGCTACGACTCACATAAACATCCATTCCACTATCAGATGAACCAATGGGCGTCTAAGAGGATAAACACGAATAGTGAACAGAGTGCTAAGTCTATTCCATGTCATGTTCAGAAAGTTGATAAAGATTTTATTACTGTGGCATTCGAAACTCAGAATGGTATCTTTACTCCGCCGACTGTTAAGATTCCTCAATCGATGTCACAATATGGCCGTGATCCAACTCAAGTAGGAGATAAGGGATATGCGGTTCCTGGAGATTATTATCTTGGTGGTGTTACTGGCGACGCTGGCGGCAATACGAACTTTTATCCCCGTGGAAACCTCACGACATTATCCTTCCAGCCGGTAAGTCATAAGCAAAATCCTAGCAGGGATTATGATCAAAATACACATATGGGTGGACCAAATGGCTGGACTGTTGGGCCATATCAAAAACAACAACAAGATCAACAAAGTCAACAAAATGGTGGCAGTCAAACAGGAACAGGGTCAACAAATTCATTTAGAGCTCAGCAAGAAAGACTGCATAGCAAAATGGTGAAAGCTGGGACACTCGCCACAAATGGAAGTAGCAGTAGCGGAAGCAGTGGGAGTGGAAGTAGTCAACAAGGTCAAAGTCAAGATAGTGACAAAACACAGTTTAGTTTTGATAAGGATGGCAAGGCGGTAATGCAGAGTAAAGATGCGGATCATGTTATTACTGTAGATCAAAAGAACTCAAAAATTACAATCAAAGTACCAACTGGTCATAAGATCTATGTTGGTGGTGATGGTTCAGAAGGTCAATATGCGCAGCTTACTACTGTGAAAGGTCCTGTCATTAATGCTTTAGGGCGGATTGGCTAATGCGAACTTATGGCCGTACCAGAGATGTTCTTACCGGTGCAAAGAAATGGTGGGTTGTCGTTACTGATAGTAATGGATACAATGATTCAGTTTGGGTCACTACTCTTGCTCAGGTGTGTAAATTGAACTTGGGTGAAAGTCCGTTTTTTGCTAATTATGGCATTCCGGCTCATCCTGCTGTTGTAACTCAAGTTTATCCTGATTTTTATATGGTTCGTACTCAACAACAATTCGTTGGTTTCTTTGCTTCATTAATGCTAACGAGGCAACTAAACGCTGAAGATGATGATAATAGACCTGCACCATCATATCTTATAAACGCACTCACGAACTACGGTTCCAGGATTGGTGTACGGACTGCTCCCGGCTATCCTCTCGATCAACCTATCTGAGTCAACATGGCACTCTTACCTCTTATAATGACTGCACAGGGATTACAACCGGCAGCTCCGGCTGATTTGCGGGGAAGACTGATTACATTGGTTGCTGCTAGCAATCCAGACTATACAGCGAATTTGCCGGGGTCATTAATAGAAGATATATCGAGTACAGATGTCTTTGCTCTGGTTGTTAGTGACAGTTTTCTTGTTGATTTAGTCAATTCTGTTACGCCTTATGCTGCAAATCCATACTTACTGAATCAACTTGGCATTCTGTATGGTGTTGATCGACAACCGATCACTAATACTTCTGTTTATGTCGTATTTTCTGGTACTCCCGGCTATGTGATTGCGCAAGGGTTTGTTGTATCTGATGGAACTTATCAGTATGTTTGTCAGACTGGTGGTATAATTGGAGTTAGTGGAACTTCACTACCAATCTATTGTTTAGCAACTCAAGATGGTGCATGGCCTGTTCAAGCGAATACCGTTGTACAGATGGCAACGTCAGTTCCAGCCAATGTTTCGCTTGTTGTAAATAATCCAGTGTCTGGTATTCCGTCTCAATCTGGTGAACCAATCAGTATCTATAGAGAACGTTGTTTCACGGCTGGTTTAGCTTCATCCACAGGAATGGCTCGTTATTTAAAGACATTGGTGGGAAATATTCCCGGTGTACAGAGTCGTTTGATCTCTGTACAAGAGCAAGAAGATTTAGAGGCATATACAATCATCGTAGGTGGAGGAGACCCATATCAAGTTGCGTATCAAATCTGGTGTTCAAATTTCTATACTCCAGGTTTAACTGGAGCAGTTATTCGTGTTTCAGGAATTTCAAATACCAACCCTGTGAGAATTACCACAGCAGATAATCATAATTTGTCAACAGGAAATATTGAAGTTGTATCTGGAAATGTTGGATTTCCTTATATTAATAATCAACCATATCCTATTACTGTAACGGGACTAAAAACCTTTACCATTCCAGTTGATGGTACACAGTATGGAACATGGCAATATGGTGGCGTGGTAACTCCTAATCCTATAAACGAACTTGTTACTGTTTCTGATTATCCAGATGGATTTAGTATCCCATTTGTAATCCCTCCTCAAGAAACTGTAAATATTATTGCGACTTGGGTAACAGATTCACCAAACTATGTATCTGCCGCAGCTATCGCACAAGCTGCATCCCCGGCTATTATTGATTATATCAATAGCTTACCGGCTGGGACTACTCCAATTAATCTCAATGTGCTGAATGAAGTTTTTCTTGATTCTATTGCCAATATTCTTGCTGGTGAATTGGTTATTGATATTTCATGGACTATTTCTATTAGTGGAGTTGGAGCACTTCCACAATCTGGTACTCAAGTTATCTATGGAGATAGATATAGTTACTTCTATACAGATACTTCGCAGGTCTCAGTTATTCAGGGTCTGTAATGTTTATTCTTAAACCAGCACTCTTTACTCAAGTTAGTGTTGGTGGGCAATCTGTACAGATTGCTGATACTACGATGGGTGCTAAAGGAGGGTTAATTATTAATCCTCTTAATCCTCAAGATCAAGGATTAGCGGTTTCTGAGTCATTGTGGGTTAATCTTTTAGGATCTGCTGTTACGGCGGCTGTTAATGGAACAGTTGAAGTTCTTCCCGGTCAAACATTTCTTGTTCCACCTAATGTGAATGTTTGGGTCACAGCAGTAACTTCAGGTCATCAATTTTCAGCATATTTCTCCTCGAATTATTCAGTCCCATTTCCTCCAGGTATAGTTCCCGGTCAGCCAGGAAGTGGGACCGGGGCCACCTTGGGTGGATTTACAGGAGGACAACCATTTCCTCCGAGTGATGTGACAGGATTGAAGAAAACAATCCCATCATATCTGTATCAAGAATATAGTGATGATGATGATTGTCAAGGTTTCGTAGATGCACAGAATCAATGTCAAGACGACTATGTCGATACATTCAATGCGTTAAATCTACCAATCTATCCTGGTCCTATTGTTTCTGAGAAATTGCTTGATTGGGTAGGAACAGGTTTATATGGGATGGCTCGTCCAGCACTTAGTTCTGGTCGGCCGGTGCTTATGGGTCCACTTAATACGTGGGGTCCAAATTGGATATTCCCACAGTGGGGCATGGCACCTTCAAATCAGGCAGTATTCTTTGGTTTGAATGAACTACAATTCTTGAGTCCCGGTGATATCGTTATAACAGATGATGATTTGTACCGTCGTATTCTTACATGGCATCTGTACAAGGGGGATGGCAATTATTTCAATATTCGATGGATGAAGCGACGTATCTGGCGATTCCTCTATGGAGTAAATGGAACAGCTCCAGAAGTAGTTCCGCCCGGTACAGGTGATTCTTCAATTGCAGATACTGAGCAAATTAGTCTAAGTTTAGGTGTTGACCAGAATGTTACAATTCGATTTGTTCTAGGACATAGGAAGGTTACTGGTGGGTCATTACTCAATGCATTTGGATGCAATGGGTTTGAGCCTGCAATCGCTAAAACTCCACCATGGGATATAGGGGTTGCTTCAATCACGTTAAATGATTTAGAAACGACGTATGTCCCTTATCTACCGCTTCCTTATATGTCGACGTTTAAAGAAGCGTTGGATTCTGGGGTCTTAGAAGTTCCGTATCAATTCAACTTCACTTGTCATGTTGGATAGGGCGTCAAAATGACCATTCTCTGGAGCAATAACGCCTCTACCACGGTATCAGGCACAATTACGGCTGCAAGTACATCTGTTCAACTTGCTGCTGGCACGGGAGTCTTGTTCCCTAATCCAACAGGAGGAAACTATTACGTCGCAACTTTCTATGATCAGGCAACTAAGACTGTAAACGAAATTGTGCATGTCACAGCTATGGCGGGGGATGTTGCGACCCTTGTGCGTGCTCAAGAAGGAACTACTGCAAGAGTCTGGAATGCTGGTGATATATTTGCCAATTTGGTGACTGCTGGAACGTTGAATGCTTTTGTTCAGGCTGGAGTTGGTCCTGCAAATACGGCTCAGGTTTATGTCGGTACAGACGTTTCAGCAACTCCGGGAACAATCATTTGTCCTACGAATCCTGTGCCAGCGTCACTTGCAGTTGGAATGCTTTTTGATATTAAGGTCGCCAATCTAAATCCTGGGCCTGTTTTATTGCAATTCAATGGTAATGCAGGAATTGCAGCGGTACGAACCGATGGCTCTGCTATGGTCGGTGGCAATCTGGTTGCCGGTGAAAATTATTTGTTCTTATATAATGGAGTGAATTTCACTTCTACAATTCCACCAATTCCTCTACAACCACCAGTGACTACATTTTATGTTAGACCGGATGGTAATGATAATAATAGTGGATTTGCGAATACTCCTACAAGTGCCTTCTTAACTATTTCTGGAGCAATGTATTCAATCAAATCTCGATATATATCTCAAAGTACAATCACTATTCGTGTTGCTGATGGTACTTACCTTGATAGCCCTGCTGAGAGTCAAAGTTACATTGCTTCTTGGGCGATTATTGGTAATACAGCTAATCCTGGCAATGTTGTTATCAATGCAACATCAGTTAGCCAAGCAGCGTATCCTCCCCATGCAAGTATTGCTCGTGGAATTAATGCACAACAAACGGCAAATATCTCTATAAGTGGGTTTACTTTTCAATCTTATCTTGAAAACGCAGTGGCGGATGGTGGTGGTGTTCTTTACATCACTAATTGTAATTTCACAGCATCGACTTCTGGAACAGGAGCGCCAATTATTGCAAATTCTGGAGGTAAACTTTCTCTTTTTGGAAATTGTCAATATAGTGGTGCAACACCGATGCAATCTATATTTAATTGTGGTAGTGGATCAAATATGGGCTTCGGATATGATGATGGTATCAATAGTGTCCCTCTTACATTTAATATCGCAGGAACTCCTCCGATTACTCTCGCCACAGTACTTGCTACTGAAGCAGGAGTTGTGACAATCTTTGAAACAGTTACCTCTTTTACCGGAGGAGTTCCTGCGTGTCACCAATATGAATGTACGACAGGTGGTGGTATCGGCTTTACTACTGGTGTCACTACAATATTCCCTGGAACATTGCCAGGAGTTGTAACATCCCCTGGATGGATCGCTTAAGGAGTATACGCAATGGCTACGACTCCAGTTGTTGGACTTGCAACGCAAACCTCTCCTACTGCTGGTATTCCGGTTAATGCTATATCTGCTAACCAGAGTGGTGGATATATTGTCAATCCCTTGCTTGCCGCAGATCAAGGACTTGCGTCGGCTGAGCCATTATATGTCAATCAGGTCGGTGCGGCTGTTGTCGTTGCTAATGGAACAACCATAGCTCTACAACCGGGGCAATCGTATACAGTAATCCCACAAACCACAACTCCTGTCAGTGTTGCTTCTTCTAGTCCCAACCATAAATTCACGGCGGTGATGTGGCCATGACTGAACTTGAACCAACACCACTAGAGAATGTTCTAGGATCAGGAGCTGGAGGACCGCTTACGGCTCCTACCCCATGGATCCAATACACTGGATATCTTCAATATGCGGGTGGTATTGTCATTGGCAGTCCGACAGGAGGGAATGAAGGTGCTGGAACAGTAAATGCTTCAGCAGTCTATACCAATGGAACCCAAATCATCCCGGCTAATTATGTCAAGTTAGCCGGAGGAATTATGACTGGTATACTGACCTTATCAGCAGACCCGGTTAATCCGCTTGATTCTGTGACCAAACAATATTCAGATACAAAGATTCCTTTTACTGGTGGGACTATGTCTGGTTTACTGACTCTGTCAGCAGACCCGACAGCAGCTCTTGGTGCTTCGACCAAACAGTATGTTGATACGAAAGCAGGGAACTATCTTCCCTTAACAGGTGGAACATTGACGGGATTCCTGACTTTGTCAGGAGCTCCTACTGGTAATCTACATGCGGCAACCAAGCTATATGTTGATGGTCAAATCACCACAGTCAATGGGACATTTGCAAATTATCTTCCTATTGCCGGAGGTACTCTTACGGGGCCGTTGACGTTAGCCGCAGACCCTACACTAGCTCTTGGTGCAGCCACGAAGCAATATGTAGATACACGAGCATCAGGGTTTACCATACCTGATGCTCCGAGTGATGGTAATACTTATGGTCGGAAGAACGCCGCATGGTCAAATGTCATTGACGCGGGGACTTTTTGATGGCCAATATTATTAAAGTTCTTCGTTCACTAACAGCCGGGATTCGTCCTTCTGGTCATACATATGGTGAGCCATATGTCAATTTCTCTGATAATCAATTTGGTATCTTAGATTCTGGCAATACTCCTCGTGATTTGATTGGTGTTCCGTTCTTTTCTCCTAGTACGACCTATAGTTCAGGTCAGCCGGTTAATTATCAAGGTCAGCTTTTTGTAGCAAATATGAACATTGTGGCAGGGGCATGGAATCCATTACAATGGAATTTGATTACGTCTCGAGTGAAAAATTACATCATCAACGGCGCGATGATGTTTAGTCAGCAGAATGGGTCGAACGCGGTCACGACGAATAACTCTTATCCGGTTGATATGTTTACCTTTTACTTTGGTACTGGCACATTCACCGGACAACAAGTGCAAGTCACGACACCGGGTGGATCGTACTATCGCCTTCGCTGGACGATTAATACCGCAAGCTCACTTGGTGTCTCCGATTTCTTAATGATTCAGCAGAGCATCGAGGGATATCGAATGTCTGATCTGTTGTTTGGATCGGCAGCAGCCAAGACAATTACGGTCCAATTCGGCTTCAAGGGTCCGGCTGGAAACTACGCTCTGTCATGTCGTACTGTATCAGGTAATCGTTCCTATATCGTGCCATTTACGATCTCTTCTGGCCAAGCCAACATTGATCAGCGGATAGCGATCACCATTCCGCCCGACCAAACCGGCTCGTGGCCGATCGGCAATGTGGCCTCGATGACCGTCAGTTGGGTGTGCTTCTGTGGAGTGAACTATCAGGGCACACCGAATACGTGGCAGAATGGAAACCTTATTTGGCCGACAGGTGTGACTGGAGTCAATGTTCCTGGCAGCGTATTCGAATTATTCGACGTCGGACTCTATGTAGGCACCGTCGCGCCCGTGTTTCAGGTACCGGATTCTACAACTGAATGGACTGCTTGTCTACGATATTATTTTAATGCATATCTTCAGGGTACCGGTTTTCGACTCAATACTCATCCGGCAGGTACCTTTTCGGTCCCTCTAACTTGGCCTTGTGTGATGCGTGTGGCTCCAACTTTCACTGCTGCATGGGGTGGTGCAGTACGAAGTTCCGATGGGCAGTATGGCTTTTCAAGTACATCTGGTCCAACATATGCCAACTATTATCCATCAAATAATGCTGATATTAGCCAGTTTGGTGGAACGATTGGCTTTGCTATGCCCACCACTATTCCGACTACGTTCGATCGACCTCAAGCAGTATCGGTCCTGCTAGACGGTTCGGCGAGGATGTGAAAATGAATATTGTCATATCATCCGGCCATGGTAAGCTCGTTCGCGGTGCGAGCGGCTATATTGATGAGGTTGATGAAGCTCGCAAGGTTGTAGAAAAACTAGCGGATAACTTATCAGATATTAACATCAATGTTTTAACATTTCATGATGATACATCGACCACACAGGATGAAAATCTGAAAACGATTGTAGATTTCCACAATAGCTGTCAGCGTGATTTAGACGTGTCTGTACACTTTAATGCTTACGAAACTACAAGTGAGCCAATGGGAACTGAGGTATTATATGTCACACAAGGGGACCTCGCGTCGGAAATCGCGCAGGCGATCTCGAAAGCCGGGAGGTTGCTTAACAGGGGTCCTAAGAAACGCTCTGACCTTTATTTTCTTAATAACACCAATGAACCAGCCATTCTGATAGAGGTTTGCTTTGTCGATAGTTCTGCTGATACAAATACATATCGAACTCATTTCAAAGCAATTTGCAGAGCTATCGCAGATGTTGCGAGACCAACTGATCCAAACATACAGATCAATAACCCGGCTCCTGTACCGGAAAACCAGAAAGATATCATTGCTTCTGTGTTTGGCGGTGAAGATGACTATAATACTTCTGCTTATGATCCTGACAAAGTTCTTAATGATACAGATCTATATGTTGCGTTGCCAGATAAATTTATTGAAGAAAGGCCTCTTGTCAGGGTGTATAACCCGCAGATAAACGAATTCGCAACAGCAGAAATCTTGGACGTAGGGCCGTGGAATACGGACGATCCATATTGGGATAAGGGAACACGTCCACAAGCAGAATCTGGTACTGATATGACGGGTCGCACAACGAACGGTGCCGGGATAGACCTATCCCCGGCCTTAGCCAAGCTTTTGAAGATAGATGGGATGGGTATGGTCGACTGGGAATTTATCTAATTGGGGGAGGAATTAATGAATGATAAACGCGGGAATAACCTCTTTGGTCGTTTATCATTTACTCATGATGCATTTGCCGGGAGGGCGACCGATTTATATCAATCCAGGTGAAGTAGTGATACTACGTGAACCTCCGCATCCGAAGCAGGGTTATGTGCATGAGGATACGATGTGCGTTGTGCAGACTACAGATGGTAAAAACACCAATGTGATCGAGACCTGTGAGCAAATTAGGAAACAGATTGAGGAAATCAAACAGAATGGGAACAAATAACCTATGCTGGCGCCGAAGGACGCCATACTCGTTAACTTCGGGCTGTGGGTTATAGTAATTGTGATTGTCTGGTATATGGTGTCATGAATAATAATGGTGTGATTTGGTCGTTAATCGGTGCAGCTCTGGTTTTAATCGTGTTTCTTTGGTTATGGGCGGCTTTTGTACATTAGAAAGCTATTTTCAGCCCCTACGGTGCCCCGTGGTGCGTTATTTCTGGGTGCCCGCTAGGGTAGTAACCCCCCTTGGTTCCGCCTACCAGTGGCCTTTAAAACGCGTGAACTTATTGTCCAGCAAAAACAAGGGGTTAGCCCCTCTTTAATCTTCCCATTACTTCAACCACCCTTCCTTCCTCCAGTGATTATATAATAGACATGCTCCCTGGGCAGACATCCCAATAATAGGCCCTATCGTTCGCCATTGCAGCCTTTCTTCATCTCTTAGGCGGGCGATCTCTAGTAGCCTTTCAGGATTTCTCGGTGCGCCGTGTGGGTATCTACTCACACGGCTTTTCTTTTTTGGTGGTGATAGTTCAGTTATATCAGCCATTGCTTGAATGCATCTCCTTGTAGGGTTGATGCCATATTAATCTTTTTTCTAAGCACTTGAATTAATCGTTCGTCGATAGTACCTTTGGTACGTAGATCAATATAAGTCACATATTTAGTTTGGCCAATGCGATGAGCTCTGTCTTCGCTTTGCTGGCGGTCTTCGTTATCAAATGAATTTGCATAATAAATCACTAAATTACAACTCGTCCACGTATTTCCAAACTTGCCGACACTTTGATTACTCACAATAAACCTGCACTTGTCATCATTCTGTATTCGATTCCGAGCTACTAGTCTTTCCTCTAGCTTTGTTTCCCCCCAATAGCAAACGGTACTGTCTTCACCAAACTCTTCACATAACCTATTCGCAATCTTACGTAAGGCTTGTGGATATGGTGCCCATATTATAGCTTTACCAGCGTATTCATGCAATATTTCAACAACGGCCTCAGTACGATTTTCTGGAATATCGTGTAATGTCCCATCTTCCTGACGAATATGCCCACACAGAATATGCTGCATTTTTCCTAATTGGTCAAGCTTCATAGTGGCTGTCGCATAGCTATTTTCCGAGAGTTTTGTCATGGCGATGTCACGCATCTCCCGGTAATTACGCTCCTGCTCCGCAGTAAGCTCGACATCCCAAAACTTATAGATCTTTGGTAATAGATCTAAGACTTCATCCTTGGTAACACGGTAACTCTTTGTCATAATTTTTTGATTAAGTTCATTTAAATTACGGAACTCAACGATAACCGGTGCCTTACGAAATGGTCTGTCATTGTTGCGAAGGTGTGCAGGTCTGAAATCTATTTCTTCAACTATAGCATAACGATTTCTAAAACCGTAGAAGCTACGTTGACCAATAATTTTCCAGTCTAAAAAGTGATATTGAGAGTATAGGTCCATAGGAGATTCTGGAGCAACTAGGCCAGATAATATGCGCCTAGTAACGAATCGATGTGCCACATCACGAAGTAGAAATTCAGTCCTCTTTGCAGATTCATGAGCTATGGTTGTGGACTCATCAATAACTCCTATGACTTTGCGACCTTCAACAAATTTAAGGAGATATAGTCGCGCAGCACCTGGACGATTCAGTGCTTCTATATTCATAGCAAGGAATCGTGGTACTGTGGCATGAAGCAACTGCTTCGTAGCTGACTGCTGCGCGGCGGTACCACCGCTCACCCATGGTGCAACAAGAATCTTATCTTTCCATTCATCAGAAACCCACTTATCTAATTCACCCGGCTCCTCGTCAGTACCGATCCAATTCATATAACAGCCTTTAGGAGCCAGTACCACAAGGTCATCAGCCAGTCCCGCCGCAATTCGGTTCAACCAGTCATCAATAACAGGTCGTGACTTACCGGTGCCCTGCTCCATGATCAAGGCATAGTTTTCATGACTTAATAATAGATCTTTGGCTGTTAGTTGGTGCTTGAAATGTGGGTCCATATTCCTGCCCGTGTAGGTCGCTATTTTCCGTTTGGCTTCTTTTTAGGTCTGCGCTTTTTCTTCAGCCCCTGCTTCAATAACCAATTGGCTTGCTTCTCAATTTCCTTTTCGTAATCCAGTTTGGTGCCAGAAGCTTTGACGAACCCAACGACCACTTGGCCGTCAGGCTTTAATTCATCCCGGCGCACGTAGCCAAGAGCCGCAGCGACTTGCGTAATAGTGGCATTTTGCGGACGACGAACCCCACCATCAAACCATCCATCGAATGTGCTGGCAGTGACTCCTGTTATTCTTTCTGCTCGTCCATTGGTTAGTTTTTCATCGCTCCTAACCATAGTCTTTGCAGCATATAGAATAGGGTCCTTATCCAGGAACCGGTAATTGCGGTAGATGCGGACTTTAGCCATGCTTCGCCGCCTTTCTAGCTGCCTGATGGCGTAACCTATCCTTCATCTTTTTGGTGAGGACGTAGCCATCTCCTGTGTTTTCGACTAGGCCCTCTCCTTTATAAGTAAAGATAATAGAATGCACTGAATTTGGTGACCTACCATCGTCTTCGAAAGCTTGACGAAGGGCTGATGCCTGTTGTGGTTTTCCTTTTGCTAAAAGCTTGATAAGGAAATCCCTGCCAGTTATCCCGAATACCTTCTTTGGTACTCCAACACCAGCATGAGGTTTACCGGAACCATTTGGCTTTGGTTTGGTATCTCCCATGTCAAGATCTAGTTTGGCTACTCCTTCTAAATTATGCAGTAGGCGCATCACGCGTCCTACAGCTACTTCCTCCACCTCGATGGATATAGAGAATAGTTTAGGCATTCGGTTTTTATCTCCTTTACTCTAGTATGTTAGTAAAGTATTTTAGCACGCCGGTATAATGAATGCAACTTGCTTTAAAACCTGACTTCTAAAGTTAAGATCTTTGAAATTTCATCCCAATTCCAGTTGCTCGGTCCTCCTCCCCAACACATTGCAGTTGTTCCATTCAACCCATCATAATAAAGAGCTTCAGCTTGGTCGCCAGACATGAGCCACAACTCATCCAGATGATTATACTTTACGGCTGAAGGAGTACGACGCACAGCGATCCACGCGTTGCCTCCATACCGGCAACGACGCATGAGCCATGCAACTTGTAGTGGTTTGATTACAACAAAGAAGATTGTGGTTTGTTTGAATTCTATCCAACCTTGAATACCGGTTGGTGTACAGAATTCAGAATCAGGGACGCCACTGGCAGTCCCGGCAGTCTCGATACTGGACCATTGCCATGCCTTAAATTTTTGACGAAATAGTGGTCTTAAGCCACCATCCTTCATGACTGTAAGATAGAATCCAATGTAAATTTTAGGTCTTCGTCAAGATTAGATTGTCCCCTTAGCCATTGAAGATAGTCTCTAGGGATCTGACTAAAGTCAGTCCCTTTATGCTTACCGAATCCAATGTTTTGTAATCGTTGTGGAGTATTTGCAATCCGATACAATTCTTCTGGAGAATGTTTCTCTAGCATTTTTTGTAAGATACCGACAGTTGTTGCAACATCATAAAGAGCTTGATGCGGAGCTCTTTGTTTGATAGTTGGTGCCATTCCCAAATTTGGTTTTATCCCAAGCCAATAGCGAAGAACTTGATTAGCATGACCGGGAGCTTCTGGCCAGATTCGTTTAGCTATGCGAAGAGTACAGATCCATGGGTTTGTAAGTTCTGGCAAGAATTTACGATCAAAATCTACGTTATGGGCAACTAAGAAAGAATCTGGTTGGATCTCATTTAAAAGATCGGCCACAGCTTGTTCTCTTAGTATAGCTCCACGTTCTGCGGTTAAACAGTCGGCTCTAATGTGATGAGAAGCTTGTGCGCGTGGATCCATTGGGCCAGAATATTGAATATAGTTTTCGTATGCAGAAGATGTCACCCAATTGGCTCCATCTAGTGATACTACCATCCACGCTAATTCAATCATTTGACCTCCTGATTCAGGAAGGCCAGACGTTTCTGTGTCTAGAACAATTAGTTTCATGTCCGGTGCCTTCGCCCATTCGCGCCATGAATTTATGTCGCTTTCTACATGAGGCCAATCAATAAATTGGTTCATGCTCATAAACCAAAAAGAACCCCGCTAGAAATCTAGCGGGGTCCAATTGATTACTCAGCAGCGGCTTGCTTCGGTTCAGACTTCGCAGCCTTTTCTGGCTTGGCTGGCGGCTCAGGAATCGGAACAACCGTTGGGCCGATGTTGATGAGTTTGCGATTTGGATCTGTATCCCACCGCAAGTCAGCATATACCTGACCAACTGTACGGTTCCAAGGTTCAGCAGTCATTTTGTCAATGTATGTTTTCACCGTCATCCCGTTCACATATTCATCATAGCGTTTGCCAGATTCACGAATCTTGGCTTTGGGTCTGAGAACCGTGATAACATGGGTCTCATCAAACTTGGGCAGACGAGGACGTGAAACACCGGTCTTCGGCTTTGCCACCTTTTTCTCTTTCTTCGGCTTCTCACCCTCTGTCGCTGGAGCAGATGCCGCAGCCGGTGCTGATGCACCCGGCGCTGATGCTGATACTGGTTTTGATGCTGGATGGACTACTCCAGGTGCAGGAGCAGAACTAGGAATACTAGGATTTGCCATATAAAACCTCCTTTACATATACGACAACAATATGCTTAACATACTTTTTGACAGAATACAACCCATGATTGATATAATAATTTTTCTTTTATTGTCCAAAATAAAAATATTATTTCTTTAAGTCACCCCATGATTTACCGATCTTAATGTCTGTTAACATTGGGATAGTAATAGATGGCACTGCTTTCTCCATTATCTCTGCACAGAGCTTGGCATGAGCTTGGTTACTGAAACTAAAGCATAATTCATCATGAACTTGCAACAGTGGTGTGAATCCTGCGTTATGAACATTAACCATCGCTTTCTTAATTTGTCGTGCAGCATCCCCTTGTATTTTTCGATTGAATGATTTGTGTGTGAATGAGCGTCTAAGCGCACTGTTATGCCACGGATGTTCTGGATCATTAACTCGTTGTAGAGCTTCTTCATGTGAGCATGAAAATGTATCAATCTGCTTATTTGGGTATCTCTCTTGATACCAACTGATATCAAAATTACGATATTCTGCTGGTTCCCACAAATTAAAATGACTTCGTGCTCCATCTATTAATTCAATATACCCTTGTCGTTTTGCCATCCATGTATACTCATTATAGGCTTGACGAACAAATGGTAGTCTTTCATCATACTGTTTTAATGTAGATTCAGCCTCAGTTTCATCCATACCAGTCATCAAGGCAAACTTTCCAACACCGGCTCCATAACTGACTGCGAAGTTAACATCCTTGGCTCGTCTGCGCTCTAGACGAGTTATGGATGCTACATAATCATGAAAATCAGTATTAGGATCATTGCGATACATATCCGCAGCTTGTTTCGCACCCCTCGCCCGTAACTTTTCAGCGACATAAACGATAAGCCGATATTCCTGTTGCCGGTAGTCAATGCTGCACCATTCCTCACCATCCTCAGGTTCAAAGCAAGATCGTATGAGCGGAGCCCACTCTTCATCCCGGCTAGGCATTTGTTGAAGTGGTGGATCAGAATAACTAAAGCGATGACTTCTTGCGCCACCACTTTCACTTCTAAATTGATTAACTGTTGGATAAACACGACCTTTATGGGCATATTCACAAATATAGCCTAACAGAAACTTTTCTGCCAGTTCTGTATCATGTTTAATCTTGTGTATAAGCCGAGGAAATTCTTCCTTATAGCTTTCCATCACTTCCTTACTGAAACTCGGATTGCCGCGTGCAGTTCGGAAGATTAAAATACCTCTTTTTTGAAACTGTTCAGAGAGCCATTGACTCTTACGTATTTCTTTGATTGTAACTTTATTACCTGTTTCCCTACTGAGCTCATTTAGTTTAACTTCACAATTTGCCGATATACTCTTAGCTAATTTCCTAGCTCTATCTGTATTGACTTTCACCCCACGTTGTTTCATCTTCAGCGTGATAGGAAGTAAATCACGTTCGATTTGATATGCCTCGTCTAAGTATTCTGCTGATAACTGTGGCCGCAGCTTTTGAGCCAGACCCAATGTGCTCATTGCATCTTGTTCGGAATACGGTCCTACATATCTACCCGGTAAACGCCACAGACCCGCTTTTCCGGTGGCTGAATAAGCCAATCCGGCTAAGTTTAATAATGATTCATCTTTACCGGGTAGTCCTTGCCATTGACATAGATTCTCTAGGCTAAATGAAAATTGGTTTTCATCTAGCATGGCGGCCATTGCTCCCGTGTCATCTAATAATTTGGGTGGCTCCAAACCAAAGGTGGCTTGAATCCATCCCCAATCGTATTGAAAATGATGGAATATAAATCGTGTTTGATTTTGTGCTCTAAGACACTTGAGCCAATCATAAACCTTATTATGATCAAAGCATTTTGTTTCTGGATGGCGTAAAGGGATATAGATTGATTGATCTCGCCATGCAGCAGATATTCCACAAATGTAACCAGTTCTTAAATTAGTTCGTTCATATTGGTGAAATCCAGGACCTAGGTCTTTGGCTAAAAGATCGTCACGAGTCTCTGTATCAATGGCTACCTCAGTTTCCCGGCTAAGGTCAGGAAGCTGTTCTGGAGATTGCCAGTCACTATCAGGTGTAAATAAGGGAAGTTGATCTGGTGAGGGTTTTCCCTTGCTTATTTTTGCCATGTACCACCCCTATTAAGATGCCTCTAGGAAGGCTAGCGTGGCCCGTGGGTGCGTTTTGAACCGGGGTGCGCTACCATGCCCTAGCTAGGTGCGACAGGCCATCCAGCGGCCTTTATTTGGCTATCGTAAAGCATTTTTCCATGAATTGCAAGCATCAGCATATGCGATCTGTTACACTGTACACTTACAAGCCCGTTGCAGCTTTTATTGTTCCTTGTCTTTCTTATCTTTTGTCACCACCTTTAGCGAGGGCTTTGATGGTTTTAGATATCTACGCCACATCTCTTCGAAGTCTGCACGGATATAGCATCGTTCTAGCCGCCTATATTCAGACCAACGTGTAGGTTTATTTTTGATTTGAAAATCACTAAGTATATGAGCTAGTATGGTCAATGTTAAGCGTGACCATTCGCCTAGACCATTATCTAACTTAAATAGTCTGGCTAGAAGTGTATGACTGGGCAGCACTTCAGCTTGTGCTTCATCAAACACTATACGCACATCATGCAGCAATTCTAATTTTCTATTGGTGGGGGCATCTTCTTTAGCAAATTGAATTGCAGCCTCACGTGCTATATCCCCACGGCCTAATGCATTTGCAATAGATATCAGTACGCGCCAGTTTTCTGCCCCACGACCCTTTGTGACTATTGGCGGCATAGTGGGGTCTAGATTCAAGTTAACTAGTTTGCTCTTAACCTGTTCGGCCCACTGTTCGATTTTTATTCCTATATTAGCTAATTCTTCAGCATAAGTGATACTGCTGAATCTCATTTTTGAATAGGAACGGTGCATACGGATAATAACTGAACGTGATAAAAGTGGGCCGGGTAAAGAGCCTATTCCTGCAAGAGCAACAGGGCCAAAAACCGGAAATAAAATCATTTCCCCATCTATCTTGCGTGGTACAACTCCATCCCTTCCATGGCCCGCGTTTAAAATACCTCTCAGGTCTTTATCCATACGCACATTATCGACTTCATCAATAAGTAATGTATGGCTCTGTGAGAAATGGTATATGGTTGACCTTGGATCTATAAGTAGTTTTGGCTTCCAAGCCATCCCTAGAAGAATTTTTAGGGCTGTGCTTTTTCCAGTCTCTTCTACCGGGCTAAGAATTGCAAGTCTAGGAGACACATCAAATTTATTATAGATGTGTGTGTGGAAAGGCCATAGCGCCATTCCAATTAGTTGATGAGGTTTTGCATCAACATGTCGTTCAAGAAAACTATGAACAAGACCAAAGATATCCTCTTCTTTTTTGACCTTCCTTTTCATAAGTAACCCCTAACGGTGTTGTAAGTGTACAGTGTAACAGACCTCCTCATGGTTGCCTGTAAAGCATTTTACCATACCCAAACAGGAGGTACAAGTTTGATTATTAGTTTTCCTGTTTGCGGAATGGAGTTTCCACGTCGCACATAGGCGCATCAACCTGACTAAGTCTCTTGTGACCTAGCATCCTTTCTGCCAATATCTGACCCCACTTTTTTATCCCTTTAAATTCAATTGCCAGTCGTTGTTTGGCAACTTCATCCATTTGGTCTACGTACAGTGACAATTGGAACAACTCGTGACAATGTTGATTTACTTCTCTTATATGTTCATAAAACCTTTGCTTGGCGTTATCTGGCATCCGTCCAATCGGAACATCATCCTCTACAACAATCCAAGCTTTATACCCTTCTTTTTCATTCAATTGTTGAAGCATTTCTCTTTCAGCCAATTGATGTTTGCTTAGAACCGGGGGTTGTGGTATAGTGGGTCCAGGAAAAGTTTTTTCAGCTATTTCCACAGCATGTTTACGCGGCCCGCGTAAACATACATCTTGGTTACGTGGAATTGGTTGTTCACGTAACCCAGATTCTACCAAAAAAGGGATTGTTTCTTCTCGCCAAATGTGTTGCCAAGAAGCAAGGTGAGTACGTATTAACACCTCTTTAGCTTTTTCCCTATACTTAGGATTTCCCATATTAATAAGGGAACTTCGATCTTGATGACTTATTACAGTTTTACCATATCCTTGTTCTGTTAGCCATTGCCCAAAAGATTTATCGGCACTGTGACCTTGACCAAGGTTCTCACGTGCTTCCCACAGAGTTACCGCAAGCTCCATAGTTCCATCAACCCAATCAACTGTGACTTTTTTCCAGGCTTGGTCTAAACGTTCCTTATACATCTGTATTCTCCTAAAGAAAAGGCCGCACATAATAATACCATGTGCGGCCTTAGATTAGCAAATTTGATTATGCTGTTTTTCTGTAATAACCTTCCACAGCCCATCGTGACTTTGGTAGCCCATTCTGAGCAGCTTTTTGTCCCGGGACACTGATTGGTTTCACAATCGGTTTGGTTTCTACTACTTCCTTATTATTATTTTCAGCTTTTGGAGCTTCCTTAATATCATTCTCAGCTTTTGAAAGAATCTGACTTACTAAAGTAGCTTTAGGAGGTCCAGGCCTAAACTTTTCTACTCGTCTCGATGACTTACGTTGCCGATTCTTCTGTTTACCTGAACGAAAGTGAATGGAAATTACTGTGGGGTGAACATCGCTCCTATTTATGTCGAACATATTTGCTAAGTCCCATGCTTCTTCTGACATGTAGAACTCAAGTTCCCATTTTTCATCACCAAAGTCTATCCATACATAGATATGATTGCCAGCTACTTCAGCTCTATAACAAGACTCAATGGCAGAATGAAGTGCCCGAACAAAGGCACAATTCCGCTTATCTCCAGGAATAGCATCGTCTATATTTTCTTGGGAAACATAGATTGTAATGCGTCTTCCTGGAGTTAGACCTAGCAAATCTTTTGCTGTATAACGAACAAAAGACGTAGCTGTATCTAGGCTTGACATGTTATCCTCCTTAATCTTAGTGTTCCCGTACGAGGTCTAACCCTAAGGTACGTACACTAAAATTAAGTAGCACACCTTAATATGAGAGCACAAGTTTGATTGTTTAGTCTTCCATTCTTGAGTGATGACCTCCATCTTCCGGTGTCCCAGGTCTATTCTGCTCTTCTGTAGCCAGAGCAAGGATTTTTGTAAGAATCTGGTGAGCACCTTTCAGTGCCCTTTCATTTTGGTATGTACACAGTATGAATAAATATCGCTGCTCTAATTGGCTTAGATTGTTTGCTTCTGCGAACCGGTTAAGCTCCATGTCTATCTCAACATTGTTTCGCTTAACATCGTAAGTTGCAACCTCAATCAATTTATCTAGATAATGCATTGCTTTCTGTAGATCTTGGACTCCAAGTTTCTTACGCCATCTAGCAACATGCTTGGTCGTACATCCCTCTAGGTAGCCTAGAGGGATTTTCACGCATAGATCCCAATGTTGGTATGATGTCTGATAATGATTTCCACCAACTTGACTTTCATTCGCTGGCATTTGGTTTCTCCCATTTCTCAATAAACCACCAGTCTTCTTCCATTCCATACACAAAGGCTGTAGGACACTGTCTAAAAAATAACTTCAACCTAAGCGCGACATATCCTGCTAAACGAGGGCTGGGTGAGCTTTCATACACAGATTTGAGACATCTGTTGGCAATAATAAATCCATGATTATTGCCTATTGTGACTTGATCTAAACCAAACTCTGCCATTTCTACAAGTTCAATCTGTTTAAAGAATGCCTTATCAGTATCTGATAAGACTGTTTGTCTAAAAGAATTCCAGTACTCCATCTGGGTAGCTTGAGATTTTAATTCTAAAAATTCCATCTGTTCCTTTAGTACAGGATTATCCCGCTTAACCGGGTATGGAATATCTCCGGTAGAATGTTCTCCTATATCGTGGAACATAATATGCTGAATCATGTGTAGATCTGGTGTATTTGTAATACTAAGATAGATTCGTAAGATCTGCCAGCAGTGTTCTGCGACAGACTGCTGACCCACAATCGGCCAAGTGTGGTATCTACGAATCTGACCAGCTAATCGGATATCTAGACGTACACATTCATCATCATTTTCTGACATTGCGCCTCTCCAACCATTCACGACCAGCTTGTTTCCAGTCTGGAGCAGATACTGCTTCAACAACATCTAAAGCGTCTACCATCTTTCCATTTTTATATAGGTGATGTGCCATAGCCATTCTGAGGACTACTTCACGTAAAAACGTATTCGAAATATTTCCATCGTATATTTGCAGATCACCATGATGCATCGCATCTACAAAGGCCATGATCTCTAATAGTTCTTCATCGAACACTAGAGGACGCTCTATCAATGGTAATTTCGGGCCATAGACACTGGTATCTAAAAGATGGTAGTCTAATCTATCATTGATCATGTCTTTATTTAGACGCTTCTGTAAAAGTTCAATATGGTCCGTATACAAATGTAGATTAGTTGTAATCTGCCAATACTCACCAATATCAACACCAATTCTACTGGCAAGATACTCTTGTAAGATTGGAAAATGGACTGCATTCGCACCACAACATCCCCACATCAAATCGTTAGAACGATTAAATACTACCATGTTTAGTTTACGATCCATAATCCTGAATGTGACAACAAGATTACATGGCACGGCAGAATAAGCTCTTAAGTCATCTCTACCTGCTCCCCACATTTGTAGAACCATTTGCCGGGTGGAGGGATTCTTCCGAAGCTGGTTGACGATATTATCCAACTGGTTGTATCCTAGACCATATCTCCATCTTTGCCCATAGGCATCCATCACAATACCATTGGTCGCAAACATCTTACTAAAATATGAAATGTAATTATCCAGGAATGCCCCGTCATCCCTCCCGGCTAACATCCACATGGCTTCCATTAAATGGAAGAATGGATTGGCATCTCGGACCGGGTTTAATAAGACATGTTCTTTGGGATATGTATAACGGATTGTAACGGGCTCAGGAAATACCAGTGCTTTTCCAATTCTGGTATCTTCTTCTACGCCATGGTCTAGAAGAAGTCCTACAGCCGCTGGAAAAGCATCACGGAGATTATTAGCATTGATGACGTGCATGTTTGCCCTCCTCATATGCTTTTTGCCATTGAACCATTACATCAGAACGCTCTTCCATGTCCTTCCAGACTGACCCAGCAGTTTTGGTAACAAGAGTCACATATTCAGGGTGATACTGTTGAAGTTGTTTTGCGGCTTGTGTCTGCATCTCTTCAGTCCGATATTTACTACATCCACCTTTCGCACCACTGCCACGTTGATTCCAAACGTATTGATATGATACACGGTTTGGATAACCTTTACGCAAGAGTTGCAATGTCAGGTCAAAATCTTCCATAACCGGGATACGGCCAAACTCGACGCCTAACTCCTGCAATGCCTGAACATCATAAGCGTAGGCATTCATCATGCGGGTAACATCACGATACGGTTCTGGGCCTAAGAAATGATTGCTACCTTGCCGTGCGGCGAGGCCAATATGAACAAATCCTTCTGCCAGCCATTGTTCAAGTCGTAGAAACATAGCCTCTAAACGTTTAGAATCTTTTATTGTTTCAAGAGCAGGATCACTCATGATAGGTCTATAACAAAAATCCATGTCATCATCTAACATCAATATATGCCGTTCTCCACGGGATGCAGCATACTCTGTCATAATCCATTTGCGGGTGTGCGAAATGCCATAATGTTCATTAGGCACGTAAGCATCTGTTAACTTTAACATCGGATTCTCATCTCTTATAAAGTTAATATTGTTGATATAACTAATCCGTTCATTTCTGGGAATGCACAGCACAACCTCACGCTGTGACTTCATATCAATGAAATTACGCACTGTCACCTGTTCTTTCCAGTGCCCTCTACCACTGCTAGGAATGCAGATTAACATACCTCTCTCCTTAGATATGACGGAACACCTGCCTTGGACGACCTATACCTAACCGAGTCTTTTCATACTTGCTAAACTCACAACAATGGTTTTGTGTATCCTGACAATGGAATGGCCCTAGATCCTTTAGTGCTTCGTTTTCTCGCAGATTTAAACATTGAATTTCGACTTGCCACTCTTTCTCATTCCAATGTGTAGCCATAAATCGATTGAGTACAGCGTTCAGACCTTTCTGGCTACCCGGTCCCGGTGCCGCCCATGTCCACCAGTCCTCAACTTCACGCATGAATGGCAAATATTTCAGGTCTGCTACAAGTTGAGCAGCCATGAATGGACCTAGTCCATTACAGTCTTCACGAAGCCAATCGTACATCTGTTGTAGTGTTGGCGGGGTCTCCAGTAACCATTCTTTCCATTGCTCCTCCCATGGCTTCTTACACCATTCATGGAAGTAACAGACAACCCCGACACCCTTATCGTGACCCGGCTTTCCATTTATAATGAATGCTCCTGTCACATGTGGCGTTGGAATCTTTTCTAAGCACTCAAGCAAAATTCTTATATCTCTATTGCCATCAATGTATCGTTCGAATACTGATTTCCCCCCAAAGTCTGGTTCATTAAATAAAGCATCACAAGTTGATATCCTATTGAACCACCGATAAAGGACTGTTGCCGGGAGAACCCACGCATCGTCTTGGGTGTAGGGGTTACGTATGGTTTTCTGATAATGCAGAGAAGTACGGTCTCGTTCCCGGTAAATATCTGTGAAGCGATAAAACTGTAAGATTCTATCTTCTGTCCAAGGCCAAGGCTCGCCACCAGTCTTTCTATGATATATCTCATTTCTCTCGCGGATGAACGCGATATACCGATCGAATGGGTCTTCGATGTCAGTGATACTCATTCGAACAGCCTCTCAAAGTGATATCGTCTATCTGGATGTACAAGGATAAGATCTTGATATGTCCTAGTCACACCGGTATAGAAAACCCTTGTTTCTTCGTCCATATTACCAGTCCCAAATCTTTCTGCTGCCTTGGCAGTATCTGAGAGCAAGATGACCTTGTCAGCTTGCCCTCCCTTAACGCGATGGATAGTAGAAATATGTACTGAAGGAATCTGTAAAAGTGAGTTGCCATTATTCAAAACCTTTTCTATATATTCAACATCTCTTTGTTCTATTTCTACAAAAGCTTCTTGCCATGTTCCCTGAGCCAGTAGGCCATAATCTCGTCTTAATTCGTGTAGTGTAACATCAATTGTTTCACTTTGTCCAGCTAGACGTTTCAATCTAGCTTTATGACCATAAGCAACTCCCGGTTTTTTCTTACTTGGGTTTCCTTCACCTGGAAGTAGCTCATAAATTTTGAGAGCATCGGTCGCTGGTATAGTCTTACCTTCGTGTAGATCAACCCAAGCTGTGATTGCTCTGGCATAGGTTGGTTTGATACTATTAGCATCAAAATAACGATATAGAATACCTTGACTACGGCAATATGGAATGAACTTCCGTCGTAATGATTTTACAGTACGCCCCAGCATCATCACACTCTTGCCAGAGTCTAAGATACTTGGGTCTAATTGTGATATGCCCTCTAATGTACTGCAACTACCCTCGGCTGATCGAGGGAGCCAATGCTTTTCACGGCGATTGTAGATTTTACTAATCATACGATTAGCTAACTGATGAACAGTTGTTGGAACCCTATAGCTTTGTTTGAGAACAGTGACTTGACCGGGTAACGAAATAAACCGCGTACTCGCTCCGGCCCAAGTAAAGATTGTTTGGTCATCATCACCAGCCACGTACATTCGTTTAACGAATCTTGCTAATTGTTCAACCATCAACCATTGCAACTCACTCAAATCTTGTGCTTCATCAACAATAAGAACTTCTAGGCGTGGTGGGTCATCTATTTTAATAAACTCTTCTAGCATATCAGTAAAATCAAGCAATTGTCGCTCTGTTTTATATTGCCTGAACTCTTTGATTATTCGTTGTGCGCGCTCAAAATCTGGTACAATAAAATCATTCTGTAACAATACAGCATCTACTGATTGTCGGGTAATACGGGCAAAGTTTTCAAAGAATAAAACTAAATCATCTCCATAGAAATTCGTATAAGTACCATCGTCAGATGATAAGCTGCCACGAATCTCGTATCCATACTCTTCACCAAACTCCTGCACTTTTCTACCGGTAAAAACCTGATTAGTGTTGAGACCTAGTTGTCTGAACGCTGCTGAGTGCAGTGTGTTGAAATACCGAAACCGGCTGCGGGGTAGCTGAAATCGTTCACTCGCACGAGTGATGGCTTCCTCTACACCGCGCTTTGTGAATGTCATGAACCCTATGTGATCTGGTGGGATACCGCGGTCCATTTCCATGTCCACGGTATCCAACAGAGTTGTGGTTTTCCCGGTGCCGGGGGGACCGACGAATATGGTGGGTTTTATCACTGGCGACTCTTAATGAATGCACGCATTTCTGCTTCAGTCACTGGCATACCCAACTTCTTCTTTTCCTTGTCAGTCATTAAGATATAACCGGGTTCTTGGTTCAATCGGGCAACTTCCAACTTCAACCATCCTGGAGGCCATTCCTCCAGAGGTACGTCTCTGATATGCGGCATGTATTACCCCATTAGAATGGAATATCTTCACCTTTTCCACCATCGATGGGTGCTTCAGCTTTCTTTTCACCCTCTGCGATTGCATTGCTGAATGCTATACAAGCTTTTATCTCTTCAACTGTAGATTTACCGACATCTTCAAACTTGAGGCCGAACCATTTTCCCTTGACGTTGCTTTGTGGAACAGTCGAAAGACGATATTTGTGTGCAAAAGCTGGCATGATTTTGCCGGTTGTCGGGTGCTTAAACCGGTGGAACATGGTCTGCCATTGACGTGCGAATGTGTGTTTTGTTGAACTGCATGGGAATACATATGGATCCCCATCAACTATGAGATAAAATTCTCTAGTGTCTACAATGAAATTTCCATTCCCACGTACCATGACTTCTCGTTCCTTGCCATCATCACCGATTATTGTCTTAGCAACCATATCCATTGGTGGACTATCATGACGAGTTACAAACCCACCTCGGTTAGGAAGCCATTCAATCCATGTACGGAACATTTCAACAGGAATAGCCTCAATTCCTTCTTCACCGTTACGAATAGGGTCGAGGGAATTGCGTAACCAGAAGTCCCCAGCCTCTGCGCCTTCAATATAGTTATCCCCGCGTTTCTCTACTTGAGGCGACAATGCTTGTAGAACGTAGATCAAAGGTACAAGCTGATCTTCTGCCTTGAAGCTTACGCCCCTCTCAGCATACTGTTCTGTGAGGGAAAGGTACTCATCCTGCTCGGCAGGAAGTTGTGTTTCTACTGTTTTTAGCGCCTTATCTGCCATTTTGCTCCTCCTAGGTTAGAATGGTAGCTCCTTGTCCGGGAATTCATCTTCGCCCATAATACTTGACCATGAGATAACCACATATCGTTCAGGACTATCTCTTTGGTCACCATGGTTATACAACCAGATAGCTCTTTCAAAAGAAACAAGCTGCTGTTCTTCTCTCTTATTTTGAAATAGCACTGACTCTATTTTTAAATAATAAGCGACCTTAAAATCTTCGTGGTTTATGGAACAATTTTCATGTTCAGACGATTTACTGAATAATGCCGTACCAACATCCATACCGATATCTTCATATACACGTATAAGATCAGCCTTATATAAACGGAGTATCTTTCTGGGTCTCCATTTCATGTCACCCTCCCATCGTGGAAAATATAGTGTAAGCCATTATTTCCATGATGCGCAAGCCTTTATAATGGCTTTGTTATTTGATCTTAATCTCATCAAACACAAATACTCCTAGAAGGTCCATAGGAATTTGATGTCCTTTGAGTATCTCGGATTTTACAAACGCCTTCAATGTCATGTGATGTACAGACTCGTTTGTGTAGTATTGGACTTTGGCATCACTCAATATTTTCATAACTCGTAAACGCTCTTCATGCTCCTGCATTCCGAAGAAGATATTAATGACTGACTTGACCAAGTCACCATGGTCATTCTGCTCTAACCATTCAAATGCTGCTTGGCGCTTGTCTTCAGGAATCTTTGCATTGTAAACCGTCCCTCGTTCGGCTACGAATGCTGGATGGTTCCCCGTCGCCTCTACGGTAACACTGGAAATACGAGCTTGAGTAAACATTTCCGGCAGTTCTTCGCGCTCGATTTTCTTAATGTTGTTTTCTACGAGCTTAACTTGATTCTCCAGATCAGTTTTCTTGAGGTACGCATCACGCAATTCTGAAGCACGCTTCCGAATTGTGTTGAGGTCCACCGGCTTTTCGTAGCCTTCGAGAAGGTCTAATGCTTCTTGATCAGTCATTGGGTTGCTCCTGATAGAAAAGATGCGTGGGTTTGCTTTGCAACATTGCATCGCTTCTGGTGTCCTTGGACCGACTACGACATTGCCCTCTAACTAGAAACGGCAGGACACCTTTCATTTGAGCAGAGCCTACTTCTGGCTTTGCCGAATCCGACGCCCACGCTCGCCGAACAGGTTACTTTCTAGCGAGGGAACTCGGTTGTTGACATTGAAAGCGCGGGCCACGCACTTTCTACAAGCTGATACAAGCCACGCTGAAGGCGTATCACCTTACCAGCTTCGATCAGTACTTGCAGCTCCGCAGCCATCTTGAAGCACTCACCTTTGGAAAAGTTTTCCATTTTACCGAGCACCAGAGCACTGCGGCAAAACTCTACCCAACGAAACGTATTAGCTGGTCGTAAGCTATGTATCATCTTATTTCTCCTATGGGCGCTGAATGCGCTACTTTGTAAAGCATTATACCCCCAAAACCCATGAATTACAAGGGGTTAGCTGTGGATCTGGTTATGCGTCTTCCTTACCCTCATCCTCATCATCATCGTCATCACCATCAGTCTCAAACCAAGATATGAATTCCTCGAAAGCTGTCTCTAGTCTTTCATTTGCAACAAGAGCCTGTCTTATTGCATCTCGCTTTATGGTCCAACGTTGGCTGTCATCGTCCACCACATCTGCGATGAGGTCAAGCAGTATCCCTATTTTACCCATGCTTATCTCCATTGAGTTTACTAGTGTCGATTAGCTACCCGTAGAAAGTCATCTTCTGCTAATTCAATCATAACTTTCTGCGTTAACAAGTGATCAAAGTGTGGCACCATACCGTGTGGAGCATGGGCACAGAGTCGATGGTTCTTACCAAGTACGTCGATATTACCTGATATGCTACTCCCATTAATGCGATACTTCTGCTTGGTCCTACCTCCTTCGACAATAAACCAACCATTTTCATTAAACGTCTTACGTTGTTCTGCTGTTAAATGTGACAGCAGTAGTTCTTTGGCTCTATTATTGGCCGTCCTAAGTAGTTCCTGTTCTATTGCCCGAGCGGCTTCTCGCTCAGCTTGCCGCGCCGCGCTGGCAATACGGTCTTCTTCCCTTTCATGCTGGTCAGACAGCCTGCGGATGATAGCCGGGGTGTAGGGAACAAACTGTGATACCAGTTGAGGCACCACCATCATCTGTTCTTCCATATTGGAAAGACCGTACCATAACCGAGGAATAGTACTCGTTGTTTGATTTATGGTTGGATAGATGATAGGAGTCGCAAGAGTGGTCGCAACAGGTGATATCCACTGTGGCCATGTTGGCAATGTGCTTGATATCCACTGTGGCCATGTCGGCAATGTGCGAGGGTACGAACGGACCTGATACATTGGAACCATGTCTAGCCGCCACGCAACTGAGGCACGAACATAACCTTGGAGGCTTTGGGGTCAAAGGTATCCATCCGTGATCCCTGCCCTCCAGAACCAGTCATATTGAATGCCCGATAGCCCTTCCCGATCATATCATCAAAGGTGCTTTCGGCCGCTTCGACTTCGACTTCAACAGCCGGGTCCCATGTCACGCTAGTATGACCAGTGTGATCTAACTTAATAGTTTCATGCCTCATGAATCTACTCCATTGGTTTCTACAACTATAATGGTGCCACAAACAATTATGAATGTAAAGTAAATTTACTTGTAACTTTTATGTGATTATGTTACAATGGCTTACGGGTGACTCATGCAGGTGACTCATGGGCAAAATTTATGAAATCAAAACTGGACAACGAAGAAGGGTGGGTCGCACAGAGTTCATCGGAATGTTAGAAACTGCTGAAAAATACATTGGACAGCTAAACTTTAAGAATTCTAATGAAGCAATAGATATTATTACCACCATGAAATGGAATGGAATGTTTAGTCCAAAATTTCGTGACGCCAATACCGAACCGTTGGAAGAATTGCTTGACGATCTCTACCTTAAACTTAACGAAGAAGGGGATGGTGCATGAACACGCTTAAAAAGTTGTGGATGCGCCTATTCCATAGGCATAGTTACGAAATGGTGTTTGAAGGAGATGAGCTAAACTTCAAACTCATTTGCCGGTGTGGTGACATTGCCGCAGACTTTACCGAGGCCCTTGCAAAGATGGAGAATGTAGTAAAAGAAAACGAAAGGAAGAATTATGAGTTACTTCGCATGGGTGAGGGGACACCAACCTTGGTCCCCGGTGATGATATCCCCTCAGATCATCTGGGACGAAAAGATGGCTGACTACGTTAAATCGCAAGGGCACCTGGACGTAGCCCAGAAGCATCAGTTAACAGAAGAAGAGGAAAAGCTCACATTAGACCAACTTGCGGCAAAGTATCCATTCAAATGATTAGATTTCTAATAAGCTGCTTTCACCGTCTAAACCGCAGAACAGACATGCAAATACTCTGGCCTGCGTGTAAGGAACACGCTGGCGACCTAGATCATGCTAAAGCTGCATTCTTCCTTCACGTATCCAACGACCCAGCGTGGACAGACCACTACTCACACGGGGAGCTTATTAACTTCGTAGGATCGCTTAAATGAGGGGAATCCTAGGAGACGATCTTGGGGGCAAAACCGCCTCCTAGGTCCACTACACAGAAGGTGTGAGACCTCTGCGTAATGTCTGATTATTAGGGTCTAACGTTGGTGAATCCAATACCGACGCCAGCGCCCACATTGTTCGACAGACCACCCGAAACCGCAGCACCGTTACCGATGCTGAGAGCACCGGACGCGGCGTTGCTCTGACCTGCGGAAGCACCGACCGCAGACGAGAGGCTACCAGCCGGGGAGTTCGCGGCAATGCCAGCACCAAGAGAGGTGTTGGTTCCGGTCGCAATTGAACCAGCCGCAGCCGATCCAGTTGAGGCCGCACCAGTCGCGGTCTGTACGTGACCGAAGTTAAACCCCGTGCCAATGGCAACGGTCGATCCAGCCTGAGCCGGACTGACCGCAGCAATAAGAACGAGCAAAGATACAGACGCCAATAGCTTCTTCATGTGGGGACTCCTAATGCTGCCAGAAAGATTAATGTGCCCAGACACGGCAGCGTTGCTTGGGACCATCATAGTCGTTGCACAGCCGATCCTTTCCGGTTGTGCCTTCGACTAACCAGATTTGACCACCCTTGAGTTCCTGATTGAATGTGGCTCTGAAGTTGTCCATTAAGTTGTTGGACTTCTCAGCACTAGCGGTGCTGAGAACAACTGGCTGCGGTTGCGCCTGTGGAAGATAGCGCCAGCACACCTCAGGCATGGCCCGGTATATGTCTGTATTCAGACATAGACGGGCAACAGCGGCCTTTTTGAGCCCGAAGGACCATAAAGTACGAGCGTCCAAACGAGCCGCGCATCCCGGATCAGGGATGGTTGTACCGAAGCTGAAGCCAGTCCCGACGAATGCGCCGCCTCCGGAAACGGAGCCGAGGCACGTTTCCAGACCCGCTGCTGCAAGTCCAGGAGCGAATTCGGTGGGAACGTTTTTTATGGTTTGAGTCGCTGGAATAGTTGTGCCAGCGTTGACGACTGTAGTCGTTTTAACGGCCCCGACTCCGGTCCCCCCTTGACCAGATATGGCAACAGCCTTGGAGGCTGAATTAGAGTTAGCAGTGCCGGTTCCGGTGCCAATCGCTGTTGTTGTTTGTGCCATAGCAGAAGTAGAGACTCCACACATAGCTATGATGGAAGCCACGACTAATGGTTTCATGATTGTTCCCCAAGATGGTTAGGAGGCACCCCCGCCCCGAAGGTAACATGATGGCACAAATAGGGCCATAAAGCAATAGTGAATATGGACTAAAGCTATTTTATGGCTGGAGTGTGGTATTGATGCCACTTATTCACCGAATTCGCTATGATACATCAGTTCGGCATCATCATCTTTTACGAGGACTCCTCCTTTGACTTTGTCAAACACAAACTTCCCGCACTCAGGGCAATAGTTTGGGAAGCGTGGATTGACCCAGCACGCCAGGAAGTTACAGCACGGCATCTGGATCAATCTAAATACCACTCGCTGAGTTGTCTTCATCGTTGGGATTTTCCTTGCCATTGAGGCCACCCTTTTCAAGCCAAGCTTCGTATCGTTCTGCACTACCCCAACAGTCATGAGGAGCGTAGTTATACAGAAACTTGACGTAATTGGGAAGTATCGTTATATTAATGTTGTCAGCACGTTCGACCGCTCCAGTAAGATCGTTCCTAAAAACAGCCCGAAGAAAGTCCCCCGGTTGAATACCATCTTCAATGTATCTCCTCAACCCTCCTATCATGTACTCTGGAATAAGGGTCCAGTCTATATCTTGACCAATCGTGTAATCAATCGGGTGTGGATAGGTCTTTTCTGCGGGGTATCTCATGGCTGTTCCTCCGTATCATCAGGGTTAACGAATCCATCATCCTCATCATCTTCGACAGCACGGTGGAAATGTTCATCATTTAGCCCTGTCATCAGCATTTCACGATTTACCGGTGATAAGCTAGGAAGAACGTCTTGAATCAGCATACCATCCAGCCACATCTGATAGCCGATGTATTGCTCGGCCGTTAGCCTGACGATAGCCGTCGGTGGATTTTTGAAGAACGCGCGTGGCGGGGTGACTTCAATAATGAAGGTACCATCGCTCTGAGGTTTCACTACACGTGTCGGGCCAAAGCCCAGATTATCGATTGGTTTGATCATCTTAGTTAATCCTCCGGTTCGATTGGCTCATCTGCCCAATAGTTGGGGTCCTCCAAGACATCCTTACGGTACTTGGACATCTGCTTGTCATGGCAGTTTTCGCACGTGCGGCATAGTTCTATGCCCCTTGCATCGAACTGCCATTTACTTTCTTTCCCTGAACCGCAGGGACATAGCCTTATCCTTGCCATTACTCAGCCGCCTCAAGAACAGGGACACCCAGCACTTCGTCAACTAACTTGCCGGTGATAATAGCCTTGAGCAATTGCTGCATAAGGATTCTCATGTCCATACCCTTGGCACGGGCTTTCTTATCGTATACCATCAGAACATCAGGGCCAAGGTGGAGCTTAACGTGTTGAGCTTTGCTGAAATACAAAGCCTTCTCATATGTCATTGGCTCGTGTTTCATATCCAATGTGCGTAGGGTGATACCACGACGGCAGCATTGAACCTGGAGTGTCTGGGGTGTACAGCCAAAGTATGCTGCGATCTGATGCTTGTTCCAGCCATCAGCAATCAGCTCAGGAATCCATGCGTAGTGCTCTGGCATTAATACTTTCTTGCCGTTCATAGCTTTTGGTTCCTGTTGTTCCATAAGTTTGAGTAATTTTTCATGATCGTGCTCAATTCGCCAGAGCATGAAATTACGCGCCTTGATTTGTATATCAAGGCGCTTAATCTCTGACTGCATTATGAACCATCCTCTATCGCTTATCTCGTGCTTATGCACGCAACACAATATACTTTACAAAATGTGGACGCGCAAGTGTGATTGTGTAAAGTTCACTGTTGTAATCACGGGCAATACACTTTACTATTACATGGTGCAATTAGAACGGGTAAGAGGAGTTTCTTGGCGATGAGATATATCACAAACTATGGTGTGCAAATCACACTATTGCATCCTAATTGCACGCTTGAGCATCTTGGCTTCCTTCCAGGATGGCTGGATGAAAATGACCCGACACCGGCTAAGGAGCAATTGGGTCGGAACTATATGCATGGTGGTGGATGGAGGCCATTCACTGGATTTAAAATGATAAGAGAGTTCTGCTTAAAGTTTCCTGGTGATCCTATACTCAGGCCAATCGCACAATTCAAACTGCATAATGAATTTATATTCATGTACGACCATGCATGGGTATCGATCGTACAGCCAGATAAGACGTTTGAAGTATGCAGAATGGATTAATAAAAACTGTAATCGTTGTGACGGTTCTTGGGTTTGGAATCGTTGCCTTTGGCGCAGCGGTAGAAGAGACTATACGACAATGGCAGCAGCAGAATGCTCCAGAAGAAGGTCAGACCAGTACCCCTAAAAGCGATCGGGAAAAGATAACAGCCAGAATTGAGTCAGTTGTACCAAAGAACACTGCTCCGATACCGGAACCTATGCCGGAGCCAGTAATCGTTAAGGTTGAAGAGGCTAATAAGATTGACCTAAAGCAAGCAGCCGAAGAACGGCATACAAAGAAACCAAAGAATATTTGTGAACGAGGAGGAGGACGTAAGGAAATCTACAGAAGGGGTAGATCATGGCGGTGCATCTATGAGCACAAACCGTAAAGTCTTGGAGTACAAATCATAAACATTGAAGGATAACAGAATCATGAGAGAACTAAATGAGCGTATAAAGAATATCCCGATCCCGGATAGACTGCGTAAGCTGTTAATCGATGATCGTGGTTTTCCAATTCCAAAGTTTGTGCCATATGTGGACGGCAAGCCTGAGTTTCGTGGCATGGACGGCCCACATCTCAAAATGTGTGTAAGATTGAAACGATGTTGGGTGTGTGGTCAGCCACTCGGGGTTCATATGACATTCGTCATTGGGCCAATGTGTGCGGTCAATCGTGTTAGTTCAGAGCCTCCAAGTCATAATTCTTGTGGCAAGTACGCCGCTCTAGCATGTCCGTTTCTGACACAACCAAGAATGCGCCGAAATGAAAAGGATATGCCACTGGAAAAAGGTGAAGTTGCTGGAATTATGATAAAGCGAAACCCCGGTGTAGCCCTCTTGTGGACTACACGGTCTTATAAGATAATGAAAACACCAACCGGACCATTATTCAGAATAGGAGACCCAGAGCAGATAGAGTTCTATGCAGAAGGACGTCAGGCCACTCGCGAGGAAATAATGACCTCAATTGAAAGTGGTATGCCAATTCTACGGGATATGGCGAAAGAAGATGGTCCTGAAGCCGAGAAACAACTACAGCAACAGTATCATGATGCAATGGAACTGGTGCCAGCATGAGTATACTTATCATAGGACCTGAAGAGCAAGAAGCAATCCGTGTTGCAATTGCAATGGCACGAAGCAATCCTGTTCCGTGGGAAGTTATGCAAAGCATTGCTGACCCGACACCTACGTCAACTCTACGTATGGATCAAGAAAAACAAAAAATTGTGGATGATGTCTACAAGCAATATCCATCACAAAGCTTGACTTTGGGAAACTGCCGGGTGGCATTCAGTTTCGAATATCAACCAGCAGGGTTGTTCAGGCACTTATCTGTATCGGTACAGAGGAAAAGAAAAGTTCCTCATTACGAGGTTGTGAAGATGCTTGCTCTAGAGTTTGGATTTTCTAGCTTTCCGCCAGAACGTCCGTTCAGAATCTGGAACGAAGAATATGAAAAAGACCACTTTGCCGTGAATATAATTGAGATAGAACCATAAAATCCCTGTGTATAACTAATTTGAATGCTTGCCATTCTTGGGGCCGTATTGTAAAGTAATATTGCCCCAAGTAGGGGTGATTGAGCAAGGTGGAGGGTTATGGATAGGGAAGGACTAGGCAAGCTTGAATTGCTTGTTAATGAGTATGGACTAACCGGTGTGTTGTCAGGGCTTTCATATATTTGTGGTGAGAAATCGCAGCACATTGCAGCACACTGGCAAGATGAGGATTTGTCCAATTTGTGGATGGGCCATGCGGCCAGATTGGACAGGGTGGCAGCTCGCATAGAAAGCAGGGGAAATGGAAGACTTGGTGAAACGAAACAATGATCGACTGAAACTGCTCAATGACTTAGAGGAAGCACTAGAGCGGTTCAATGCACTAGAGGCATATCTTAACATAGATACAAGTGAAGATAGGGCCGAACTACGCATGGTTATGATGCGTATTCAAAAATGGCGAGGGGTTGGGGAGCATTAGCTCCCCTTCTTGCTTTTAATCAAGGGGAAACAATGGTCGCAAGTCATACAACTGTAGAGCAGATTGTTAAGATTATGCTCAAGTACATGAATAAAAAGGATGCTCTTCGAATGGCAAGGGAAATCCACAACCACGTCAAGGGCAATCAAAGCGTGACCCATACATTCCATAGGATTGTACAGGAACTTGTGGAAATGGATGGGGATTTAGTAAGTGTGATCAATCGAGTAATAAATAGGGAGAGTGGTGAGTATGAGTAGAAACATATTTGGGTGGTCTCTACCTCCCGGTGTTACCAACAAGATGATCGACGAGGCTGCTGGAATGGACCAGCCTTGTGCGGTCTGTTGTATGGATGTCGCAGACTGCTGTTGTCCAGAGTGTCCGAACTGCGGGGAGCAGGGAAATCCAAAGTGTTACAAGGAACATGGGCTCAAGCTCAATAAAGAACAGGTTACTAACCGGGTGAACTGTCGTATCTTTCAGCTAAATCTACAAATTGCTGATGAACAGCAATATCTTGGATACCTCGCAATAACAGGGCAAACGGAATGGGATATAAGCGAAACTCGAGATCCTTTTGGTTAGGAGGGTACAATGAAATGGAAGAAGCGCCTAGAGGAATTAATTAGACTACGCGCCAAGCATGGCCGGGATAGGCACTTGGCACGAAGCTTCCCCAACCTCAAGGTGGAGCAGCGTACCGCGCCCACATCAGACAGGATGGGTCCTCCGCCATTGCTGAGTAAAGAACAGCTAACAGCGATCCTTGGGCCAAACTTTGTTATCAGTCACTTACACAAGTCTGGATATCAGGTGCTACTGAAGGACGAAGCACCGTACTTTGGGAAGAAGCCATAGCGTGACTCTATACAACCTTAAATCGACACCAGACGGCTACCGGATGGTTAAGTTCGATGATTATCTGAACGTCGAAGCTGTATATGAAATACTGTTCCGACGTGGCAGGTTCTATTGCGATTGTCCACAAGGCCAGAAAGCACCGACTTGTAAGCATAGGGATATGGTCCCTGTATTCTGTAGTAAGAGAGCAGTCAACAGCGGGAGGTTTTATTGTCAAGAAACTGGGGAGTGGGAATCGAAGATAGAATGCTAAAACGAGCCTATATCCAGATCCCATATGCAGAGCTATCCAAACTTCTGTTTGGTGATAGTGGAATTGCTATCTTTCGGGTGGAAAAAGATGTCCCGGGGCCTAATGGATACATCGAGTTTATCGCCTACGGCAGTCATAATTCTAATATCGAGCGTGGGGCAACTTATCGTTTAGAAGTTGGCAACAAGGTGAAGAAATTACATGATTAGAAAACATGACTACAGATACGACGTGGATTACACCCGGCAAGTGGTATTGCCGATACGAGATATGTACGATAAGGGGGAAATTTACTGTCAGGTCATTGTATATGGCTGGACAACCAAAGAAGCTCTTATAATACCGGGAGGGAGCGACCCTTTCCTCCATGCGGTTAAACGACTTGGGTTAGATCCAGTTCGATATCAAGCCGTAATATGGGATATCAATCTGACACCACGAGATAAACTAAGGAATGAGATCTTCAAAGGATTAACATAATTCTCTGCTAGTTGCTACCAATCTGCTTGCGCTTCATGTTACTGTATTGGTAAAGTAATGTGCAATTAGGGCTAAGGAGCTTCTAATAGCGGCCGGTGGTGATTAGGATAGAGCGTGGCTAATTCCTTATGGTCACCACCGGTTTCCATTTGCAACGGGGGATACTGATGGCTATTCGGGTAGGCTCAGGTAAAAAGATTCCACAGGTAAGGTGTCTAAACTGTGCCGACCCGTTTAGTTCAGTGTCTAACGTAGAGGGTGAAGCAGCTCCATGTGAAGGAGCATACGTGGTCTGCTCTAAGTGTGGGCATATCATGGGCTTCGATAAGTCCCTCCAGCTTCGCAGCCTAGACAATGCTGATCTCCAACTTATAGCTAGAAGGTTAAGAAATAAATGATCAGCGTGGCGTGGCGTGGTCCAGCGTGGCTCGGTCCGGTGTGGCACGGTTTGGCTGGGCAAGGCACGGCTTGGCAGAGCTCGGCAAGTCAAGTCAGGGCTTGGCGTGGCTCGGCGGGGCGGGGCGAGGCACGGCTAGTCATGGCTAGGCACGGCTTGGCGAGGCACGGTTTGGCTGGGCAAGTCTGGGCACGGCTAGTCATGGTTAGGCTTGTCATGGCGTGTCCCGGCTAGGCGTGTCCCGGCTAGGCATGGCGAAGCGAGGCGTGTCCCGGCTAGGCGAGGCAAGGCTGGGCTCGGCACGGCTAGCCAGAGCGAGGCGAGGTATGACGTGGCTAGACATATTATCTAGCTTCGCCATGGCTCTAGGCGCGGCAAGACTCGGTCCGGCGTGTCATGGCAGGGCTAGGCGAGGCAAGGCCCGGTCCGGTGAGGCATGGCGTGGCGGGTCGGGGCGAGGCGAGGCAAGGCAGGTCTGGGCGAGGCACGGCAGGTCTAGGCTCGGCAAGGCAGGTCTGGGTTCGGCGTGGCATGGTGAGGCGAGGCAAGGCAGGTCTAGGCTCGGCTCGGCTCGGTCTGGCATGTCTTGGCTAGGCGCGGCATGTCTTGGCTAGGCTTGGCAAGGCGCGGCTTGGTCTGGCTTGGCTCGGTGGGGCGTGGCAAGACGTGGCAAGACGTGGCAAGGCGAGGCGGGGTATGGCGAGGCTTGGTGCGTCTAGGCGAGGCGAGGCGTGGCTCGGCTCGGCATGGCAGAGCAAGGCGCGGCGAAGCGCGGCAAGGCTCGGCTGGGCGCGGCGTGGCAGGGTATGGCGAGGCTTGGTGCGTCAAGGCGTGGCTCAGCGTGGCTAGGCTCGGTCTGGCATGGCAAGACTAGGCAGGGCTCGGCAGGTCCAGGCAAGGCATGGTAAAACTCTTTTAACAGAAAGGATAAAAAATGGTATTTGTTCTAATAGAGATGTGGATTGACGGCACAACACCGTTACTTCAAAATCGTGCCACCGAGGAAGATTTGAGTGGTACCACACGAAGGAACACTGCAACAGAACCAGAAAACCCGCGCCTCACGTGCGACAAACACATCTACCGATTATCACCCAGCAAGCAGATCGCCGTGCCGGGAGGTGCCTTTGCGCGGATGCTACGCGAAGCTGGAGGCTCACATAAAGCCAAAGGATCCCGCAAATCTGTCAAATATATAGTCCCGGCAGCAGTTACCATCTTAGATGAACTGTGTGGCTTGTATCTCAATGACCGCAAAACACAGATCACAGACTTTGAGGTGGATTCACGTCCCGTTACCATCCCTTCTACGAAGGGGAAAGTAATGCGGCACCGAGCTCGCTTTAACGAGTGGTCTTGCCGGGTACAGTTGCGTATCAACACTAGTATCTTGGATGAAAAGCTGGTGCGCCAGATGATGGGTGAGGGGCTTTCTCAAATTGGTATTGGCGACAATCGTCCCGAAAAAGGAGGACCGTTTGGCACCAGTGGTCTAGTAATCTGGAAAGAAATATCGGTGCCTGCACCGCTGAATGTGGCGCAACTTCGCAATACTAAGCGAAAGGAATAGAGCGTAATGCCGAAACCAGTTTGTGTTCCCTGCGGGCGGTTTTTCCGGCCCAATAAGACTGGACGAACGTGGACGGAGATGAAGCCAAATGGAGGCGTGCTTGCTCCTCCAGGAAATGAGGCTCCATCGATGTGGAGCTTCTACAAGGTGTGGCAAGGTGATGAGTGGATATGCCACGGTTGCGGTGCATTGATTATTGTCGGTCATGGCAGCAATCCATGGGTTGTGGATTATGAGCCAGATGCAATTGAGAAACAGATCGCATTTGAGGCTGATAAGATTATTGTCAATGACTGCTAGGGAGTGGATAATGAGAAAGATTATATTCGATAGTCTTAACTTTGCGAACGCCAATGGCTACTTTGATAAAGGGGAGCATCTTGATGGAGCCAGCCCTGAAGATATTGCAGCAGATCTAATTCAGTACGCCATAGACTGCGAGCACTATACAGTAGAGCAGATTTTACCTCATGTTAAGGAATGGTTGGAATTAAGAACAATGATAGGAAGAGTATTTTAATCTGCTTGCGCTTCCGCTAATTTTGTTGTAAAGTATAATGTGCCGCAAAGGGCGGACGCAACAAAGGATACTTACTATGACGATTAATCCAGAAGCACACCGTCTCCTTACTGACCAAGGCGCTGTTGTCTTCATCGAGCACATCGAAGCAGATTTTGATGATGGCGATGTAGAGAATGGTCCCGGTACTAGGGGGCATCCTGAGTGTGACGTGTACCAGAGCGAAAGCCACAACATCGGCATCGACTGGCGTGGCATGGACCATAATGTGCGGGACTTTGATATGGAAGCATATTGTGCCGAGCACATGGAGGATGGCCATTATGAGTAAGTCAGAAGCAGACATCGAGCGTGAGGCCGAGCGCCGCATGAATGTATTTGACCGTGGCTACCAGCGTGGTGAACTCACTGATGCCATGTACGGTCAGCTAGTCCAGGATTTAGAAGAGTGGACCCAACAGCAATTGTGTAAACATATTCTAAAGTTCAATAGTGAATTCTGGCTAACTTGTATCAAGTGCGGTGCGCAACCATACAAGTGCGAGGAGGCGCAATGAAACGAATACTAATCGTGGCGACACTGGCATTGATGGTCAGTGCTGCCCATGCGCAAGATGTCAAAATGAGGGCATTGCCGAAGGTTATGCAGGGTCAATGGTGCGTTGATCATAACCATGGTGATGGTGACTTGAACCTGCGTCGGGACTGTGGTGACTATGACAACATCTATAATGTTACTATTGATTCCAAGTCCTTTAACATAGATGCACCTTGCGTAGTCCGTCTTATTACGAAGGCACCAGACAATACTTACTTCATCACTGCGCGTTGCAAGATGGAGAATGGTGGTTTGTTATCAGAAAGCAGTTCAGTACATTTATCAGATGATGTATTGCACTGGCACATGGACCACGAATTAAAAGGAGAGTGAAAGTGAATACTCCTTGTGAGCGCATCGACCTACCCTAACCCAATTCAAGGTAGTACGATGCACTTCTGCATCACAAAGGAGGAAGTTAACATGAAACGTATCGTATTTACTTTGTTATTCATTAGCATTATTTCCCCGGCACTCGCGGAGCAGAAGAGGACCAAATCCGTGGAACAGATTAAGCGGAATGTAATCCTCGAGGTGGCACCAGTTCCGGTGTTACCAAACTTTAGCAATGAGAATTGGGATCGAGTGCTCGGCAAGGCCAAGGATCAGAACTCAGGCGGCTAAATAATAGCGACTGCCCTCCCCCTTATGGGGAGGGTAGCCTATCGGATAGAGGTTTAGATGAGCGGACTTTATCACTTGGTCTTTGGGGTCAACCCACTGGCTGGTCCTTTGCTGAGGGCATTGGAGATAGATTACAAGACCGTGCCACGCTTCCGTGATTGTTTCCTAAGTGTAGATGGTGATACAATTATCATCTACACTCGCACAGGTGGCAATAACCGGGAGGATTACGTCGCAGAAATAGACGCGATGCGAAAATATCCCGGCTATCTGCGTGATGAGGATGACAGCTACGATAATACCTATGCGCTGTTCTATTACGCAATCCCAGAAGCGATTGCAGCGCATTGCAAAGAGATTCCGCAAGAATTTTGTGTAGACCCAGCCAAGCGTTGGGGTGAGCTTATTGACAGCATAGGAAAGAAGTGAGGTTCAGATGGGTTATGCTCTGTGTATGGGCTCTTGTTTCGCGTGCCGCAAACCATTTGCATTCAACCCTCTGCGGGTGCCCTCGATCCGTGTACGCGGGTCGAGGGAGCCTGTTTGCCGGGAGTGCATAGAGGCAGCAAATCCTATGAGGATAGCAAATGGGTTAGAGCCCATTGTGCCCGCGCCTGACGCTTACGATGCATGTGATGAGGGTGAGCTGCGATGAAATATCTTGCCATACCATGGGGATTGATAGCCATGGGGGGAGATCCGAACTATCCTATGGTTATTCGTGTAATATCTCTGATAATTCTACTCATTCCTTGTGTGTTTGGATATATCATATTGCCAGCTCATGCATTATACGAATGGTGGAGCGAAAGGGGTAAGGTCATGCTGCCAATAGTTGATGATCATGTGGCGATTGCCAAGCGGCTTGCAGAACTTACAGGGGAAACTAAGAAGTTCCCACCAATTTGCACTGTCTGCCGCGAACTAGGCTGGACACTCAACGCATCTGGTGATTGGCGAGAATGTATAAACTGTCGCAACCCACGACGATTGCCACACCCACCATGAAAACCATGTACAAAGACTTTCCGTTTGATGAAGTCTGTGATACGGCAAGAAGGTTAGCCGTAGAAGGTCACAAGGTGTATCAAAAGTTCACCTGTGTCGGTTGTGGCCAGCGGTTGACCATGGATGAGCCCAACCACTTCTACGAAGAGGGCACGTGTGACAAGTGTGACGCCGTCACCGACATCAAGAAACAAGGCTGTAACTACATGGTCGTTAGCGGAGGCCCAAAATGAAGTGTTATTATATCGTAATCGAACGTACTCCCGGCTATAGAAAGACTGAGGAGTACTTTGACTATCACGCCAACACCATAGATGAAGCATGGGACTATGCCCGTCAAGTAGCGCGACTATGCAGTTCAACAGCCCGTGTCAAAGAAGTCAGAGAAGTTGTAATCCCTATTCAACAAATTGAACCTCACATCTATTCACCTGACTATCAAGCCATGGGAGACTGCCGTGTCTGTGGCCACGGACAGGACAAACCATGGCACCGATGACCTTGAAAGAGATTTGTTTCCATGAACGTCGTTCGATGTATGCCCGTCGCGTCAATGGATATGGCCAGTACGATGACCATGTCTGGCGGTGGCTTAACTACCACCTGAGGATAAGGAGAGGCAATGAAGCTACAGTTCCCAAGCCATGACTTAGCGTTAGGGTTCGCAGATGGCTTGGCTGACCCAGATGGCCTTGACGTTTATGCCACGGTCGAGGGTTGCATTCTTGAGCTATTGGGCGTTGACGATTCCAGCATAATCGAGAGCGCAATCGAGTTGGGCGCTATTGAGATAAAGGAGAGGCAATGAGTGAGTATACAGGATTTCGGATTAAGGAAATACACGCCATTGTGGCAGTGGGTGATGATGATGAAGAAGGTGTAGTCGCATATCTTGGCAAACTAGGGTCGATCCCACTAATCGCAGCAGACCCAAAGCGATTAGATATCATCAAAGCAATGGCACAAGTCGTGGCCGATCAGCTTGGGAAAAACTTCAAAGTTGTCAGGTTTTCCATACGGGAAGACATTGGAGAGATAAGGAGCGAGAAGAATGAGCACGACACTACGTGAGTTTTTGGCTGATGCTGCTGTGGCTGCAAGTAGGATCTTCGAAGAAACAGGTGAACTACTGCCATTGTATCATGTCGTAATTGGCACGGGAGAAGAAATAGCATTTCCTGGATTGCCGGGAAACAAGGACGTTGCGGTCGCTGCGGTTCGTGAGCTTTTTCGTATAACCGAAGCTACCCGTTATGTCTTTATGAATGAGGCATGGGCATTAATGTCCGAAGATGAAAAGACTACACAGGAGGTTTACCGTGATGGCGTAAGAAATCATCCGGATCGTGTGGAGATAATTATGTTCAGTGCCGAAGATGTTAATGAAGGAATGTTGTTGGCACACAGAGATATTATAAGAGAAGATGGTAAGGTGCGTCTAGGCCCTCTGGAAATACAGGATCGGGGGACCAATGAAGGACGGATGGTTGGATTATTACCGCAACGTGGAACAACACAGTAAGGAGATGTAAATGGTGACGCTCAGTAAGGCAGTCGTGGAGTTCTTTGGTAAGAAGCCGGGGCAGACTCTGCCTGAGTTTTTGGCCGAGCTAAAAGCTTTGACTAAAGAGGACAGGGAATGGTATGTGAAGGAATTTGCTAAGATTGGAGTTGAAGTGGAACCACCGAAATGAGACAATCTAATAAATATACTTGTGCCTTGTGTCATGGCACCTTCATCAAGGGCCGGTCTGATGATGAAGCATGGGCAGAGCATCTTGCTCGCAATCCAGACGTTGTTAAGAAGAAAGATACTGACATGGTCTGTGACAATTGCTTCGAGTATGTTATGGCCGTTGAGGAAGGTCGAGCTTCCCCGATTCGTAGGAAGCGGGGTTCTGTAAAGTAACCGCTGTTGTGCCTCCCGTAAAAATGTTGTAAAGTGTTTTGCGCAGGGGGCATTCCGCCCCGTGCAAAACAAGGAATATTACATGGCTGAAGTTTTTGATACTGTGAGCTTTACTGTTAAGTCTGGTGAAACCCTCACCGGGAAGGTTTCTGCTGTGGTCCAAACCGAATGTGGGCCGGGTTCCCTTAGAACAATATATGAAGTAAGGGTCAACCCAGCGAATGAAGAACCCGAATACGAAGTCGATGGTGACACCATGGAAGGTCGTAAGTTCCTTGTCACATACCTAGATTAAGGAAATTCGGTGGCAAAAATCCTACCTCGCCTTCATAAGCGCCGCAACTCGGCCATTGAAGAGTACTACATGGCTCGAGAAGAATATGCCGTGTTTCTACGAAATAAGAAGAAAATGACCTATGCAGAAATAGGACATCGTTTAGGTGTCAATCAGCAAAGGGCTACTCAGTTGGTTTGGCGCGCGCAATACGGACGTGGGAACATATATCTAAAATCACTAGCCGCTCTGTAAAGTAACCGCTTGCGTGATTTTGGGGCCGGGTGTAGGCTTTACACAACCACCATCTAACTGACATCAAATTGATATAAAAATGACACAAACGATTTAAAAGGAATCCGCCGCCCTTTCACGAGAGCGGCGGATTTTTGTTTGGTCCAAGGAGCTGGACGTCACCTGCCTAGGAGGCACTAGGAAAATGACAGCCGAGCACATATTTACCACACTCCCTATAGGAAAGCAAGCGTTAATTATTAAAGAGTTTAGTGAACTCTTTAATAGTAATAAGCGCGGATATGGTCTTGGTGAATTTGAGGGTGCTCGCTTTAATGAAGATAAGAATAAGTGGATACCTGGGAGTGTTCGGTGGACTTGGGGCACGGCTGGTGAGGAAGAATGGCGAGCACATTTAGCCGGGAAGAGACTATTAGGTCTTGGAGTTCTTTGCGACGATAATATGGTCTGGTATGCTTGCCTTGATATCGATCAATATGAGATTGACTATCAAGACGAGATGGCAAAGATCAAACGTAGCTCACTACCTTTGGTTGTATTTAGGACTAAGTCAGGCGGGCTGCGCGTTACCCTATTCTTTGAAGAAGCAATAGAAAGCGAGCTGGTTATCCCGAGGATGAAGAAAATCTCTTCACTCTTGGGATACGCAGGCTGTGAAATCTTCCCCAAACAGATTAAGTTAGATGTCGCGAACGGTGATTGCCCGTCGTGGATCTATATGCCATACGGAGGGACAGGCGCACGTTATATAGGAGGTGATGAAGTATCACCTCCTATGTTCCCCGAGCAAGGTTGTATGAACGAGGCTGGGAATTTAATGGATATAACAGAGTTTATACCCTATGCCAAAGATCGTAGGGTATCAAAGAAACAATTCATGGAATTGTTTGCCGGGGAAGAAAAAGCAAAAACAAACGGGAAGAGCAATGGTAGGAAACACCCAAAGGGGTCATGGGTCCAGGAAGAATCAGCCGAAGTAACGATCAATACCATGTTCTGCGACGGTCCTCCTTGCATGTGGACGATTGCCCATAACCGATGTCATGATTTTCAGAATAACTTCTTGCTTGATGTCGCGACATTTCTCAAGCAAAAGTATTCAGAGAACTGGGAAAAAGCGTTAGAATGGGTCAATTACAACGTACTTCAACCGGTAGGGGATAGGGAGAAATTGAATGGCATCATTAAACGAACACAGGGCCATAAATATGACTATATGTGTCAGCAAGAACCGATATGCTCACACTGTAATCCTCATGCATGTCGTCGTATGCCGTGGGGTGTTGGGCAGAATGGGAAGGGTGCTGATCATTTAGAATTAGGGGTAACGATTATATTAACAGAGCCTAATCTATACATAGTGAATCTAGGTGAAAAACGAGTTATGTTTAATCCTGAAGATTTAATAAGGCAGGACAAGTATCAACTTAAATGTGCTGAATACAGTGTTCCAGTTCCTCATAGAAAGAAGCCAGATGAGTGGATTGATTTGGTAAACAGGAGTTTGGAGACAGCGACACGGGTGCAGCCTTCACATGCAATACGATCACATGCCAGCCACTTTGATATGTTGATGGTATTTCTCAATGTCCATATTCCTAATTTCTTGCGTTATGGTGAAAAGCCTGATGATATGGCCCGCGCCAGGATTGATGAAAGAAGGGTTTATTTCAAGGATCATAGATTATTGACATGGGCTAAACGAGATGGTGGTGTGAAGTATGAGATTGAGATGAGGCGGTTTATTCATGATAAATGTGACTACCATGACAAGAAAACAAGTGGAGGGCGATGGTGGCGATGCACATATAGTATATCTTTCGATATGCTAGATGAGGATGCGGTAGAGAAGTGGTTGAGCATAGCAAAGGAGGAGGATGATGGGCGACAAGCGGAACCAAGCAGAGATATTGTTGAATGAGGCGATGGATCACATTGCTGGGACATTGGAACAGCCGGGAGATATGCGGGCCTGGGACCATTTATTGATCTATTGCCCACGTGAGGCTTTGGAACGTCGCCTTGAGCGTATGAACGAGAGGAAGAGGAACGGTGTGTTGCCGGGAGAGGTCGCACAGAAATTTCGTGAAAGATATGAAGGACAGACCGTGTTTGAGTTCGATAATGACGACTGATGTGGGAGTTGAAGAGCAACTCCCACAGGAGTTGAGGACGATGTGGGAACTAAGGCTGAACACTTGCTGTTCTTGGAATTAACGTGGTACAATGGCTACGTGGGAGAGTATCATAATGACATATGATCCACTTACGTATCAGCCGGTAGAACGTGGGCGCGACCCGTTATGGTCATTGTTGAAGTTAAACCCTATCAAAATGGAGCACTACCTTGGGTTGTTACATCAGTATTACCCACATATTGAGTCTTATTTTCCTGTATATCTAAGGTTGTGTAGACCTCATGGATGCAGGAGGCCGGTAGAGGTGGTAAGTCCTGTGTATCCTGGGTATTTGTTCTTGAAAGTAAATTGTGATAATTTGTTTAGACCTGTGAGTTTGCCGGTGAAAGCAAGGTGGGTTCGGTGTGGTGGGAATGGTGATCTTTCTAAAGGTGGTGATATTACGATCGTACCTGATATAGCGGTGGAGCGGTTGAGGAAGTTGGAAATAGCCGGTGAGTTAGTAAGGGAGGTCAAATATGTCAATCCTTATAGAGCGGGGGTTGCGGTCCGTGTGCATCTGCCAGTGCAGGATATTAGAGGGGTTATTGTCAAACTTATTGGGGGGAATAGAGCAGTGGTTGAGAACAGTTTTTGTCGGGTATTGGTGCCAATTCATGGGTTGGAGGTCTGTTGACTGGGGTGGTAGGATAGTGTGGTGTGGTCTTGGTGTACAGAGTGTACATGGTGTACATGATGTACATCTGTACACTTCCGGGTACACTGATATTGGATGCGTAAGCTGTAATACGCACGCCCAAGAGTTCGTACACTTTGTACACTTTGTACACCGACGACTTCGTTACAAATTCCGTGCGCCCCCGCGCACATGCACGATTAGTCGAAAGTGTACACGACGGTGTACAATCCCAAAAAATACCCTTGCGCGTCATTCCCAGACTGTGGTACAATATTCTCATGTAGCCGCTAGGCAACGAGGACCGCCGTGGTCCTATCACCCGGCTACATTGAACCCAAGGAGCAGAGTATGAAATACATGTCACCAGACACCTTTGCAGATGTCATAACATTCACTCGAAAGGAAAAGCTTCTTCGTTGGGCGAATCTTGTCCGTGAGGACACCAAGATCAACAGCTCACTCATGGTATTCTATGATCTGGAGCACCTTACTCTGGCTGAATTACGAAGACTACCTATTCATCATACTCAAGCCCAGAACAATGTTTTCGGCATCGCGACCAAGGACCCAGTATTCCAATCCTTGGGGCTAGCAGCCGACGCTCCTATCTCGGACATTGTGAATTTCCTTGAGATCAACAGACATGAACTCCATGCCGTATCGTGTGGATGCCACACCGCTATGGATCGTCATGAGGTGGTAGCTCAGAGGATTGAGCAACTAGCGAATAAAGCTTAGGACCGCACCTCCTGCCCCAAGCCCAAGCGGTCCTGAGAACGGCAGGAGGACTGGGAGCCAAGACCCATGATCCTCCTGCCGTTTTTATATTCCGGCAAGTCGTTGAAAATATTTCAACGATCGTTGTCAATTTCCTGCATGGTGAATTCTTGTGAACCATACCCACCCTCTAAGATCTTTGAATTCTTTTCGAAGATCTTAAGAAATAAAAAAAGGAGTCGGCGGAATGAACCACCGACCCTATTCTATGCTCTCTCTTTTTTCTTCTTCGCGACGACGGGCTTTGCCTCTTCCACCGGCTGTTTCTCGGAGGGGAAGTACCGCTGCCCATTGATCTCGATGAAGTCACCCCACGTGTAGAGCCACCGGAGATGCTGCATCGTGTTGTATGGATCATATCCTATTTCGTGGGCATCTTTAATAATTTGACCGATGGTCGTGGTGGTCTTTTTCCTGAGCACATGCTCGAAGAGATTCCACCCCAGCGCGGTCGGTCGCCATGGATTATGAGTACTGATCACGCGAACTGTAGCGTCGTACGGAAATGACTTGCACGCCTTCCACGCGGTTACATGCTTGACCGTCGCGCTAGGCGCGATCGGCATATTCGTCGGGCTCATATCAACCTCCTATTAGTGCCTGTGGCTATTTTACCACGCCCGTATCGTGAACCGCAAGTTAGAAAAAGGGCGGTGATTTCTCACCGCCCTATTCCTACTACTCAGCGGCTACGGTTTCCTTCTCGGCGACCGCCGGGGTCTCGAGCTGGATGAGCCCGTGCTGGAGGTCCCAGCGCAGGTCATTGCGGGCCAGCATACGCGGTTCGTTGTTGTCCTTGTATGCTTGGCAGAACTCGGCGACGGTGATGCCGGTCTTGTAGTACCGGTTATACCGAGTGGACGACTTGGACTTGCCCGTTTGGCCTTTGGCTTCGGGCTTGAACCAAGTGATGACCGCCGTGTCCGGAATCGCGGCCACGTTGGCGTAGCGGGTCTTCTTGACCTTGGCAACCTTCGGCTCTTCAGCCTTGGGTTCCTCGACCACCTGTTCGGTGGTGGACTCGGTCTGCAAGAACTCGGGCGAGATGGTCTCAGCCGTGTTGGGCTGGGACTGCTCGGTCTTGGCCTTCTGCTTTTTCTTGAACGATACCATAGTAGTCTCCTGTGTTGGCCTCTCGGGCCGGGTTAGGGTTTGTCGGTTGACCAACCCTGCAAATTACTTTACAGGGTTTTTTGACGATCCGCCATATACTTTACAGCATAGATGCAAAATATTTTTGCATGGATGATCATCGACAGCTTTTCTCTTGAAAATGATCAACAAGTTTTTTCTCAAGAAAAAGAGCCACGACCCTTAGATCGTGGCTCGTTGGTGATTTTCTTAGCGAATTTCTTTTCCGCCTTCTTTATGTTCTTTGCCTTTGATGTGCTGTGACCAGCGGCCGAACGGCAACCACCGATCACAAATGTCACACCGGACGAAGAGTCTGTGCTTGCTGACCTTGACGCGATGGCCATTGTAAACGCGAGGTTCCTTTGCTGGTTCACACTTGAACAAGGCACCACCGATCTCGCGCGGTGCAAACCCTTCCTTGGGAAGATGACCCCCTGGAGGAATGCCAAGGGCAGGATAGAGATGATAATGTTGCATGAAGCGACCGTATTGATCTTTGATCATAGTGATTTTCCTTGGTGATGCGGAAGTGCATCGTGCTGCCCTCCGAAGAGGGCAGAGTCGATGGACTAAGCGTGATGCCACCAACGACCAATCTTGGCGACTACGAGGAGGACGATGCCGCCTAAGACAGCGCCACCATCATGCGCCACGAATAGGCCACCAAATATCAAGCAGAGACTGAGCATCCATAGAAGTTTCCACGTTTTGCCAGTCTGTTGGATCGTTACATATTTTCCGTCGTTCATTGTGATTTTCCTTTGATCTTGGATGGTGGGCGGGTTAAGATGTAGCAACACCGGATGCCTGATATGAGTTTCATGGCATCGCGTGCGGCGCGCAATGTGCGAAATCGCACATCTGTGATCGTGCCATCGTGCTCTATGAATCGTACTACGGTCATTGCGTAATCCTGACGCCAGCCTCACGACACGCCATGAGTATCGCCTCTGTTAAGATCTCAGGGGCAATACCTTGAGCCTTAAGCTCTAGCAGGGTCGTAGCTAGCCGCGAGTATGCTTTCGCCAGATCTACACTTAGCTTTGGTTTTGTGGTCATAGGAATTTTCCTTGGCTGGAGGTAAAAAAGTAGGGGCGGCCGGAGCCGCCCCTAGAGGTACCGCATTACCCGAGGGTAATGAAGCCATGCTGCAAATCCCAGCGCAAGTCATTGCGCGCCAGCACGCCGGGAAGGTTTGCCGCTTTGTAAGCAGCCACGAATTGATCGACCGTGATACCGACCTTGTAGAACTGGTTGTAGCGGACGGCCGACTTAGAATTGCCCTTTTTGGCGTTTGCCACGAAGGACGAAATTACCGCGCTACCCGGGATGGCTGCGACGGATGCATACCGAGCCTGCTTTGCCGCGACGAGCGTGGCGACCGCAAGGATGGGATGCACTGCGGGAGCAGTGGTAACAGGAGCGGGGGAAGCCTTTTTGGATGTTGCCATAATGATACACCTTGGTTGAATGGGCGGGCGGCGGTATTGCCCCCGACCCATGCAAAACACTTTACAGGCCAATTGTGGCAAGATTGTGGCGTGCAATATGCTTTACACGCAACATTGTTGCGTTGTTTGAGGTGTTTTTGTAATAAAAATGTTATTTTAGACTATTATACGCAATATTATTGCTCTACGCAACATTATTGCGTATATGCACATGAAAATGTAATTATGTTACGTATTTAGCCCGAACAAAGCAATATAATTGCTCAAAATAATTCGGTAATGTTATTGCGAAGATGGACCTGTATTCGCAACAAAATTTCACAGTCAAATTCCGTCTGTCGCCTATATACCTATCAGACAACTGAGACTTCAAAAACCGATTTTATATTGAGATCCAAAACCAGACCCTACCCCAATACCTCCGGTCCCCAGTCCACTCCCCAAAAACCGAGAACCCCTCCCCCCGTACCCTTACTCCACTCTCTTATA